CCCCCCCCATAGACTTGAGTGCGTCATTCACTTGTTTAGTGGTAGGGCATTTGTTGTCTTCATTTTGAATTAAAGCCATGATTGTTATTATTTAATAATTCTACGTTTAATTTGCACACCTCTCTTAGCTATTAGCATAGTATTACTTCTTTTGTTGTTAGCATTACTAGCGAAGGTATTATGCAGTTTAGCTATCTCGTCATCACTAAGGGTATTAAACCCTGAAGGTATTTTAGCTCCCTTAGTTCTCATCTCCTGAATATCTGTACCTTTTAATTGCCTATTAGGGTCAATATAATAATTACCATTCGCATCTTTCATATTTACATTGGCTCCTCTAAATCCCCACGTGTCCGCATGTCTTTCATTAGGTTGGGAGCTGTACACTTGAGACTCTAATGGTGTAAAGGATTCATAATCCACTCTGTTATTAATACCAGGATTGGCCTTTAATATCTGCGGATTATTATCTCCAACCATGTGTCCAATACCTTCATGCCAAGACACATCGCCAAATCTTCCAGAGAATGGGAATGAAGGAGCATTGTATGTGTATTGCAATCCTGCTGGATATGCTGCTCCCGTATTTTGTCTTATAGCTACTTGGGCAGCTTGAGTCACATTACCAACCTTCCCTTTATATACATTTGGATTAGAATAGAACTTAGAAGGTTCTACATATTCTGCCCTGTTAATTTGGTCAGTAATGTTAGCAAGGTTAGATTCATTAACTTGAGATTGATACTTAGGCTGTTTAGCACGTTCTTTATACCATTCTATAGCAAAGTCTTTCATCCCTCTAGTTTGGGCTTGATATCTCTGGTCCTCTGGCAATTTATAATTCTCTTTAGGATTAGGTCTTGCTACAGCTCCCTGTTGTGCCCTAATAATCCCTCTTCCTTTAGTTGAGATTCTCATAATATCCATTTAAGCCAACCGTAGCTGAAAGTCTTCCTCTTATATTCTGGATGTTCAGCCGCGTATCTAGCTTCTCTTTCAAATGATATGTTTCTATAGGCAGTGTGAGCATTGCCACTAGCTAGTAATTTAATAAACCACTCTATTACATACCATAAATAGAAGAATACTATTCCCATTTCTAATATCTGTTTCGTGTGAGTCTTCTCATGTGTAACTGTAGCTTGACTCATTCTCTTTATATAATCCTCACTTCTAGTAAACATAATAGCACAAATATTCATAAATGAATATCCTTTTACCGGAAGTAACGGATTGATAAAGAATAGCAATCCTTTAGATTTGTCGTACTTAAATTTCATAGTTAATGCTTCCATTTAGCGGCATTTCTAGCGAAATTAGCTCTCTTCTTCTGTAACGGAGTCGCATTAGGATTGTTAAGTACAGACCTAGCATGTTCTTGAACACTCTGTCCAGCTTTCTTAGCTGATGCCGTAAATTTGCCTCGATTCTTCTTCTTAATATGAATCTTGCTTCCATTTTTATCTTTCCTTACTAACTTACTACCACATCTAAACATGGGAACCTCTTCTAGGTCCGCATCATCGAGTAACTCTTTCAGAGCCTCATTAATTCTTGATAATTCCTCTGCGTTAAATTCCATAATTAAATTACATGTTAAATCACTTTTTTATTCACAAAGGTATTGCTAAATTTGCACATTATCAAACAAATCAGATGAATTAATGATTTAAGGTGTCAATGTAAATAAGTAATAAAGAAACTAAACTATTATTAATCTCTAACCTTTAAATCAGTAGATTAATGTTATTGGGCAAACTAAAAGAGGTGTACAGGTGGATTGACAGTTGGAGTTCTGGTGTTAAGACGATAGTCATTATAATGCTTGCATTCTTGATGGTAGAGCTTCATTTCTCTTCACACACTAAAGCTATTTTAGAAGATTATAGACAGGCAGCTGTTGCGGAGAAGGTATTAGCTGAGAAATATACAGAGATGATTACTCCACAAGTTAACGGGCATATAGAGCATATTCTTATGGAAGATAAGGATGCATCGAATGTCTTGTTATTGAATTACCATAATACCTTACAAAGTACACATGGTTTATCATATCGTTATTTAACAGCTCTTACAGAGAAGAGAAGAGGGTATGAAACTAAGGCAACTATTAAGATATGGAAAGAGTTGGAGTATATTAACTACGGTGATGAGCTTGGAAGGATTAATGACAACCAATTCATTAGAATGGACACTATTGAGAACTACTACAGAACATTCCCTAATTTAGTAGCTTTATTAGAAGAATCTGGAGCAAAGTCTGCTGCGATGTATCCGATTGCTGGAATTGATGGACCTATAGGAATGATTGTTGTTATTTATCCAGTTACTAAAGAGTACTATTTGGGGTACTATAACTCCGTTATTGCTCCGTGTATCCAACTTCTATCTACCTTATTAGATTATAACTCAATTAGGAAGAAATTTAAAATGAATTATGAAAGTAGACAAGAGGAACAAGGAAATATGTTACAACGATTCTTCCCATATGTATTGGAGTGAAATCGACAATACTATATACACTTCAGTAACAACAATGATACATGAGTTCTGTCAAAAGTTCGACAGTGATTTCTGGTCGCAGTACAAAGCATTACAGAAGCTATTAAGTGCTGAACAGTTTGCCATGGAGAAGAAGAGACTATTAGAAACTAAACGTTTTGATAAGAAGTACTTCTTAGACATGTACGATTTAAATGAGACGGAGTTTAATTCTGCACAACAGGATATACTGGATGAGTGGTCTAAAACTAATGCCGATTCCAAGGAAAGAGGTACAAAGATTCATAGTGATTTGGAACATCAATACTTAGGTAAGAGTTCATGCCAAATGAGAAGTTACGGTTTAGGCGGAACTTTTGAAGTTAATACTAATGAATCTTTAGAGAAGAATAACTTAGACCTACTAAGCATAGAAAGAGGAGTCTTCCCTGAATATATGATATACAGAAGGTCGGACGACAATAAGTTTAGGTTGGCAGGTCAAATTGACTTACTTATTAAGGACGGAAATGACATTTACATTGTTGACTACAAGACTAATAAAAGTATTGACGAGAAATCTTACTTTGATACCAGGACTAAGAAGAGTCAAATGATGAAGTATCCTATGAATAACTTAATGGACTGTAATAAAGTACATTATACTTTACAACTATCTACCTATGCATGGATGCTTCAGAAATTAAATCCTGATTTTGTTATTAAGAAGCTATTGCTTATACATTATGACCATAATGGTAACGTTACAGAACATGAGTTAGATTATCTTAAAGATGATGTGGAACGTATGTGTAAGCATTGGAAAAAACAGTGTATACTTGAGGAAATCAAGGAGAAGAGAAAGCCTATAGAGTTCTAATGAGCTAGTTCATAATCATAGAGTATCTTTCAAACTGGGATTTGAGATATTAAAAGTAAAGTATAATTAAAGCTCATTAGAAATCTATGGGAATTACTAATATTGTAAATGGGCACTTGAACGAGTTACTGGGTAATAACGAAGAAATAGCTAAAGCTCGTATTAGAATATGTAAGAAATGTCCTATTATGAAGGATTCGTTTATGGGGTATGTATGTAGCAGTAAACTGTGGCTAAACCCTAAAACAGGAGATATATCAACAGAACGTAAAGATGGTTATAAACGTGGATGCGGGTGTAGACTTAATGCTAAAGTTAGAGATATTAAGTCTTCATGTCCAGCATGTAAATGGTAAATGATTTAAATTATGAGTAATAACGGAACAATGGATGTAATGTTTGGGGGTAAAGGATTAAGCTTTGCCGGTGCAGATGGATTTAAAGATTTAAAGAAAGAAGCTGCTGTGGAAGCACATAATAAAGCAGTAGATACTTACACTAAAGCACTTAATAAGAACATTAAAGATGAATTGGAGAAAGCGGAGGAAGTAACAGAGAAGATGAATAGTATGGAAATTATGCCTATTAATTCATACGTATTGGTTAGACCTTATGCTAAGAATCCGTATCAAAAGATAGAAGTGACTAAAGGCGGACTTATTATACCAGAATATGACGGAGCATTTAAGAATCCAGACACCGGAGAGAAAGATACAGAGTATCAACTTTCAGTTGTAGCTAATGTTATAGAAGTAAGTCCTTTGTGTAAGTTTATTAAACCGGGAGACGATATATATTATAGGCGTTCTTCTGGAGTACCTGTTCCGTTCTTCAGACAAGGATTTGAAGTTGTAGCTGAACAGCAAGTGCAGGTGGTTATTAATGAAGGTTTAAAAGAACGATTTAAAAGTATAGAATAATGGAAGAGAAAGTGTTTTATCAACCAGGAGATGTAGTAACATTAAGACAAGACATCCCATATAAACCTCAGATGATTGTAGTTAAGAAAGAGACGATGACGTTTAGACCATCTAAGGATGAGAAGAAAGATGAATATTTCAAGGGTATTAGATGTAGATGGTTCTCTACAAGAGGAGAGCTACAAGAAGCTATCTTTAATACTAAAGACTTAATTAAACTATAATGGCAACTAAGTTTCAACAAGGTGGGCAGGACGACCAAGAGTTGTTCTCTGCCTACCTTATTAAGTTATTTAAGCCTAAGTCTCAGCAGGAGTTTGAGGATACTATATCCAAACTCTCAGAGAGGGAAATTAATGAAATCTATAAACAATACAAGAGTATGGAGAATAATCAAACTATCATGGCTAAGATGGGAGCCAAAATTAACTACATTAGCAGATTGCAAGGTAAGTGTCCAGAAGGTTATGAGGTGGAGAGATTCATGGCTGGAGGATGTGTTAAGTGTAGAAGGAAAGCAATGGCTGAAGGCAGTAAAGCTATGGATGTATTCAAAGATAAATGTGGAGGTAAAGCCAAGAGACGTATTAAGAAGAACGAGAATGGTGATAAAATAGCAGTTAACAAGACTGATACCGTACACACTAGCAAGGGAATATATAATGTTAGTAACAAGAAGCTCCCTTATAAGAAGATGTCCAAAGCAGATTACAAAGGACTACCTTTAAAGGACAAAATGAAAGTTGACATGAAAGACCAGGCTAACGGCAGGGGTGCTAGTGGAGCAGGCGCAACCAGAGGTAGTAATATAGGTAAAAAGTTAAGCGGTGGCACTATTACTTCGTTCAAGTGCGGAGGAATGGCTAAGAAGAGAATTAAGAAGAATATGGGCGGAACTGTTAGCAATAAATGGAGTATTCCTAGTAAAGCTAGCGGTGATGCTATTAAACACATTAAAGGTGGACCAGGCTCAGCAGATAGCACTAGAGAAATGAAATTTAATGGGTTTCAGAGGAAAGCACTAGCTGGTAAGCCTTATAAAAACAAATAAATATGAAAGTATTCCTATTTGATAATGGTACTAATTCGGTGATTGTGAATGAGCCAGAGGTTCTTCTTATTAAGGAGTTCGCAGCTCTATGGACTAATGAAAGGAATAAGACCAAAGAAGACCCTACGGGAGTTTGCAAATCAAGAGCTTATAGAGAGCTTGTTTACATATGGCTAATGTTAGATTGGGCATCTCCATACTCTGATTATACAGAACAGGAAAGGCATCAAGCATGTCTTCAGGATGCTAATTTAAGTGAAGAGGAATGGGTAGACCCAATCTTCAGAGCCGCATGTAGGAAGTACAGAGATATTCAAAACGAATCTAGAGCACTTAAACTCATTAAGTCTGCTCAAAGTGTAGTTGATAGAATTACTGATTACTTTGACACCATAGATTTATCCGAAAGAGACCCAGTTACTAATAGACCTGTTTGGAAAGTGGCTGATGTAATGAAAGAAATGCAATCAGTTTCTAAGGTTATAGAAGAACTTAAAACTCTTGAGTATATGTACAAGAAAGAGCAAGAAGAAGAGACTGGTATCAGAGGTGAAGGTAAGAAAGGACATTTAGATTAGTTATGGCTGGACGTGGTAGACCTAAGAAGAAAGTCGAAGTTCCAGAAACAGTTCAAGAGTTAATACAGAGAGTAGAACCAGAGTTAATAGAAGCTGTTCAACATATGAATCCTGTCATAGAGGACAATTCAATTAAAACATCTAATGTTGAATGGGATGTATCATTAGATACCGAGATTAAGCATTTCGACCCTACTCTATCTTATGAGCTGACTGGATATCGACCAGTGGATGAAGAAAGAGGACTGGATTTTAATCCAGAGTGGTTCACTGAAGCTAGACAGATTAAACTAAGAAACGGTAAATACTGTGCTTATCCGGAAGGAACAAAGAAGTATAATGACTTTTGGGACGAAGAGGTTAGAAGATGTAATCAAGGATATGAATCACATGGGTATAGAATCACAGGTGATAATTACTTCTTCCTTAATTATTATAGACTAAAGAACACCGATGTGTCTCAAGCTGGTACCGGTCGTGAAACTACATTCCCTTCATTCTTTAGTAAGCAGTATGAGTACTTTCATTACATAGAAATATGTGAGAAGTTGAAGAAGGATGTGTGCGCCCTTAAAGCTCGTGGAGTCGGTTGACACAATAAACTAAAGCCGACTATAAATTCCGCAAAATCGGTGAAGACTAACGTGATTAATCACTTATTAAATTTAATATTATGACTAAGAAGGAACAATTAAAATTTATTGAGGATAACTATCCCTTATACAACAATCATATATCTAACAGAAGAATAAGACATACATTCTTCGATACAATCGAAACTGAACTACAAGCTTATCTGCTTGGATTTTATGCCGCTGATGGCAGTATTGATGAGAAACGCAAAACCTTAAGAGTTCATTTGCAGTCTGGAGATTCTGAAATAGTGTACTTATTTAAAGATAGTATAAGTCCAGACGCTAGAACGTTTACCGTAGCACCACATATTGTAACTGGAAGAAACGGTATGAAAGTAAATGCCCATGCATCATTTGGAGTTGACATTACTAGTTCCAAATTATGTAATGCCTTAGTAGACTTAGGGATAGGATATAATAAAAGCGTAGCAGAACTCAAAATTCCAAGCATTCCTGAGGACCTTGTGAAACATTTCATCAGAGGTTATTTTGATGGAGATGGGTGTATTACTGGATGGTTAGCTACAGAGAAGGGTAAAGCTGACAGAGTTAGATATAAGTTTGATATATGTAGTAAAACGATTACTATGTTGTCTGATATACAGAAGGTTCTTTCTAAGAATGATATCAATGTAAATATTAATTATCTTAAACGTGATGATATGTATAGGATATCTACTTCATCTAAAAGCGAAGTGAGTAAACTATATCATTATCTATATAATGATGCTAATTTCTATTTATCAAGAAAGTTTAATAAGTTTAGTTACTATGTTAATACCGAGGTAAGTCAGCTCATCGCTGACCACCGTAACGCGCAGGAGGTGAACGTTAATGAGAGTAATAATCCTCCCACGAGTGCGGAACATTCTGTAAAAGAATGAATATGTGCGCTGACCTTATAGGAAACTATAAGAAGTATAGGATAAAAAGCCTATACGGTAACAAAGTGTTTAGTGAAATTGCAGCATCTTTAGGAGTTAGGTTATATACAACTGTTAGAGGTTCACATACAGTATATGTAGCATTTACCGAGAAATTCGTTAGTGACGTGCTTCGTAAATGCTGGGAACAGCTTGAATATTTAAATGCTGATACAGAAGGCGGCATGAGACATCTAAGACAGAAGTATAATTCTGATATGCATAAGAGAGCTTCTCTTCTTACTAAAGACAGAGAAGAATTTGGATTCATGTCAGACATTATTGGCTTCGTAGTAGATGTTCCTCGTAAACTCCGTGGAGACCGTGTGGATAGATTGTTCTTTGAAGAATCTGGTTCTAACCCAATCCTAGTAAAGACTTACTTACAGAGTACAGCTCTTGTAGAAATTCTAGGTAATAAGTTTGGAACTAGATTTGTGTGGGGAACAGGTGGAGACCAGGGACCTGCACTTGACGGACTTAGTAAGATGTTTTATAATCCAGCTGGATATAATTTCTTACCTTATAAACATAACCATACTAAAGACGGGTCTTATGCTTTTACCTCATTCTTCATACCTGCCTATACATTCGTAGCAGCAAATGGATATGTAGACGATAGAGGAGTTACTAATACTGCGAAGGCTAAGAAGTTCTATTTAGACCAAAGAGAAGCTCTACTAGCTAACCCGAAGGAGCATTTAATTGCATGTGCAGAGTTCTGTTTTACTCCTGATGATGCTTTGGCTCTAGAAGGAGATAACCAGTTTAATACTGTATTGTTAAGTGAGCAACTTGCTAATATTAAATTACATAAACTGGGACCACATATTGATGTAGGCCAGTTAGAGTATAATTTTACTAACAACCAGCACACAGAGGAAGCAATTGATAGTGTAAGATTTGTTAGTAACCCCAAAGGTAAAGTTAAGATACTTGAACATCCGATTAAAGGAGAGCATGGAGCTGTGCCTAGAAATTTATACGTTGCTGGTATTGACGGTATTGATATGGGTGGTGAAGACACTTCTGATAAGACTCAAGACCCTTCTGATTTCTGTGTAGTAGTTAAAAAGAGAGCTTATGGGTTAGATGAACCTAAAATAGTGTGCTATTATAGGGACAGACCTAAGACTTTACGTGAAGCACATATGACATGTCTTAAGATATTGCAGTATTACGATTGTCAGGCTGTTCTTGAATCTACTAGAATGTCTACTCTGCAATTCTTTAGAGAGAAACATAAAGAGAATAGACATTTGATGAGAAGACCTAGAGCTACTCAATCTGACATACAAGGAGGTCGTAGTAAACAATTCGGAGCTCCTGCTACTGAAGTAGTAATTAGGCATCAATTAGATTTAATAGCTCAACATATAGAAGATTATTGTCATAATATATGGTTTGAAGAAATTCTAGAAGAAGCAATTAAATACAGTTATGAGAATAAACGTAAGTTTGATATTATAGCTGCATGGGGTATGTGCGAACTAGGAGACGAGGAATTAATGGGAGTAGTTCCTAAAGAAATGGACAGTCCTAATAACAAACTAAGACCTTTTGGTTATTGGGTTGATGAAAGAGGAATTAGACACAAAGGAGTTATTCCAGAGAAGCAACAGATAGTACCTAAGTTTAATTTATGGCCTACACAATACGATGACCCTACAAGAATTAGAAGTAGCAATCAGAGATTTATTCAAACAGATTTATCATAAAGAATATGTGGCTAAATTAAAGCTAGAAGAGCTACAAACTGCCGAGGGGACACATAGAGGTTATAAGTTAACACTTGGCATGAATAATATAGACAAGCCACTTATTATATCGTTTGAGGGTGGTGAAGTAGCGTATCTTAAATTTCTTAGACAGGAATTAAGAGATAGAAGATTAGGCGACACACATTATTTCCTAGGATATAAACAATATAACGGATTAGAGAGTTGTAATGAGTGCACAGAACAGGAGTGATGAGTACTTAATGGAGCATATTGATAAGGCAGTGTCAGAATTAGTATTTCCTAAGTACAAATTACAGAAAGCATATAATTATTATAATGGATATAGAGATGCCGAACAATATAGGTATCTAGAAGAGAATTTTGGAATAGGTAATCCTACTTCTATAGAATTTACTCCTCTTATCAGGAAGCATGTTGATGCTTTACTTGGAGAATACCTAGGTACTCCATTACTGCCTAAAGTGTCATGCAAGGATAAAGAAACTATATCTAAGATATCTAGAGATAAGGAATTACAAATTAATAAAGAAGTATATCAATACTTACAACAACATCTTAACAATCAGATACTAGCGTTCTTAGGAGGACAAGAAGTAACTGATAAGGCTGTAGAGGCTCAACTTAATAAGTTAGTAGAAGATATTAATAATAGCTTTGTTAGCGAGTATGAAATAGCTGCACAGAATGTTGTTGAGTATATAATCCAATCTAGAGATATTAACTTACTTACTAAGTTAAAGAACCTGTTACTTGACTTACTAGTAACTGGCATGAGCTTTTACCAGGTTCATCCTAGTAGGAAGAGAACTAATATAGAAATAGAGGTATTAGACCCACGTAATGTATTCGTTGATAGAAATCCAGAATCTGTATATGTTAGAGATAGCTACAGAGTAGTTATTAGACGTTGGTTAACTAAGCAACAAATACTTAATAAATATGGTCCTCAACTAGATACAAGTAGTATCAATGAATTAGAGGAGATGTTTGAGGGATATTACGATAGTAGTTATATATATGTACGCGCTATGAGCAATCAAGCTACTGGAGCTCCTATTACAGACGGACTCGAGGCGGGTAAAGAAGTAATACCTGGATTCCCTACCGACTACTATGAGACTTACAATTATAAGTTAATACCTGTGTTTGAAGTTGAGTGGATTGATGTTGATAAAGAAGGAGAAGATTATGTAGAGAATAGATATGAAGGAGTTAAAATCGGAGAATCTATTTACATTCTTACTGGTAAGTCTCCTGATGTAGTTAGAACTAAAGATAATCCTACACACTGTGGATTGTCAGTTAATGGTTTGTTCTTTGTAAACAGAAGTAACGAACCATATTCACTTGTGCTTGCATGTTCACATCTTCAAGACAAGTATGATTTGATTACTTTCTTTAGGGACAATGTAATTGCTAATAGTGGTACTAGTGGAGACTGGATTGACTTTAGTATGCTACCTATGGCTCTTGGTGATGATTTGACTGAAAGATTGCAGAAATTCATTGCCTATAAGAAGACTGGTGTGGCTCCTATTGATACTTCACAAGAAGGTAGGGCATTTAACAACAATACTTCTTTTGCTGGATTCGATGACTTATTAAAAGCTGATACTATTCAGGCATTTAATATGGCGTTGCAGATGTTAGAAGAGCAGACATCATCTATTACTGGAGTGTTTAGAGAGAGATTAAATGGAATAGAAACCAGGGATGCTGTTAGTAATGTTAAGGCAGGTATGAGAAATTCTTATATCATTACTAAATCTTACTATCAGCAAATGGATACTTTGGCAGAGGATATTCTGATTGATTCTCTTAATTGTGCTAAGAAGGTATGGAAACATAAACCACTTACTGGAACTTTAGTGCTAGGTGACAAACTACAGAAAGTGTTCACTGCTCTCCCTGAACATTTTACTTTTACTGACTATGATATTCATGTAATAGCTAGTAGTAGAATTATGGAGGAAATGCAGAACATGCAACAATTAATGATTGAATTCATTAAGAGTGGTCAATTAGACCCAGACATAGCTATGGAGTGTATGACTGCCAGAAGTATGACTGAACTTAAGTCTAAATTGTCTAAGGCATTTCAAAAGAGAAGAGAAGAAACTCAGAACACTGCACAGATGCAACAACAGAACGAAGAGCTACAGAAGCAACTTCAAAAGGCGGAACAAGAGAAAGAGCAGCTTAATAATAAGATTGCATCTCTTAATGAAGCTAAGATTGCTATTGATAGGCAGAAGGTTGAATATGACTATGAGATTGGCCTTATTAAGGCTAACGCTGATAGAGATTATAAGCAGAGTACTTCTGATAATGACACCAAAAGAACAGATATTGAGATAGCCCAATTGTACGATGGGAATCAGCAGAATAACGAAGTGAAGAACGTATAATGGAATTAAAAATTAAAGTTTGCACTAACGATAGCTGTAAGGTAATCATACTTGACGATACTGGTACAGGAGAGAATGGCTATTTGCCTGAATCTTCTTCAGTTATCGTCAAGAACAGATTCAAGTACTCTGACACTGTATCTATTGATGTCTTACAACATAATAAGGCAGATGGGCCTGAAATACAACTTCCTGTTTACACTTTACATGATGACGGTAATAAGTCAGTAACTATGCCAGTAGGGTTTGATGGGTGGTTTAATGTATATCATATAGTTCTGCCGACTAAAGATTGGTTTGATAGAGAGATGGATAAAACGGCTGGGTCAGCTGTAACTATGTATGCCACTGTGTACTATTCGGACGGCATCTACATCTATAAGTATTTTAATGGCGCATCTACGACCGTAACTGTAGATGAGATAGTAGAGAGGAACGTAGAAGATACTACAATTTCTAGGACATATAATAATTACGTGTCTATTTGTTTTCTTAAGAAATGTTATATATCTTTGTGCCAGCAAATATTTAATAGCAGAGGTTTCAGTAAATGTTGGAGTAAGAATGCTGTAGCGGCCGAATTATCCTACAAGAGAGATTTAGTCTGGATGGCTATTAATGTAATCAAATATATGGTTCAATCTAATCAGTTAGCTGAAGCTGAACGAATCATAGAACAAATAGGAGGTTGTAATGGCTTGTGTAAATCAGAATACAGCAAATGGCCAGAGCAAGGCTGTGGATGCTCTCAAAGATAAGGTGATTTGTGAATACAAAGAACTGCTTAAGTATTTAGAACGGGGGCATAGATATGACTACCAACTAATTCTCGAAGAGATAAGTCTCATCGAATTGCTAGAAGAGAATGAAGTTAATAGGTCTGAATTTGTAGAACAATTTTATCTTAATAATAAATGGCAGATAACTCTATTTTAACACCAGGTGGTTCTGGAAATGAATGTATCAATCCTGTTAACGAACAAATTGATACTTCACAATTTCTGAAAGTAGATTACCGCTTAGGGGAGTTTGAGAGTGAGTCAGATAAACAAATTGCTAGAATTAATCTTGGAGCTGCTGGCATTAATGATGTCTATGATAAGACTTCAGCAGATTTAAAGACATTAGAGGCAGTTAAGACCTCAATGGATACTCACCTAGCTACTGAAGACCCACATAATATAATTCCTACTATAGAAAGTAAACTGGAGGGTTTTGTTAAAGAGGATGGAACCACACCATTCTTAGCACCTCAAACAGGTGTTGACCCGTTGACAGACTTTCATTTAACAACCAAGAGATTCGTGACTGCTTTAATGGACAGTCATTTAGCTAAAACAGACCCACATAATATAATTCCTCTTGTAGAGGAAATACTTAAAGTATATGTAACTACTGACCAGATTTATAGGAAAGTAGAGCTATATACTAGAGAACAAGTTGATGACTTAATCAAGAATTTCGTTAGACGTGACGGAACTACTGCATTTTTAAAACCACAGTTAGGAGTTACTCCAGTAGCTGATGGACATCTATCTACTAAGAAATATGTAGATGATGTAATGTTTAAACATTTAGTTGATGCAGACCCTCACGGATTTGTAACGTTACTTAATCAGAGACTAAACAACTATTTCAGGAAGACTGAAACTTACTCTAGAGCAGAGACTTATTCAAGAGCTCAAATTGATGCAATTATTAATCAACTAGTAATTGACGCTGCTAGAGGAGCTATCGAGGAACATATTAATCAGTATGACCCTCATGGAACTCTTAAAGAAATCTATAGTAAGCATTATGTACCTCGTGATGGTTCAGTTCCGTTTACTGCCCCACAGAAGGGAGTAGATGCTGTAGAAGATGACGAATTAGTAACTAAGAGACAGCTGGATGCTTCTATTGTAGAAGAGCCTGTTTGGATTACTAGTGGACCAGTTCAGACTACAGTAGGCTTCGTTGAAGATGAAACTGACCCAGGAGAGAAATTGAATCTTCAAGAGGTTATGGATGCAATCTTCTACGGTAAATCTGTAGATGTTAAAGCTCCTGCGTATGCTTTACTAGGTTCTATAGTAGACGTTGAACTATTCGTTAGAGGTTCTACTGGAGTGATATCTTATGCTGAATTATGGCAGAACGATGAGCTTATTGGAACATATACTAAAGATGATTTCGAATTAGGACAGTTGACTGTAAAGAGTTTACCTATTAACGAAGAAACTACTTTTACGTTTAAAGTATTCTATCCTAATGGTACGTATCTGGAAGCTAGTTGTACTACTAAAGTAGCATATGATATATTTGTAGGAATCTTACCTAAATGGTATGCAGCCTCTAATGTTAATTATGATTACTTACTTCAGCTAGTTCAATCAGACCCAGAGAACAATAGCATTGACAGTTCTGGTGATTTAGTATCAGAAATCAAACACAAATATAATTTCTCAAGTCCTAAAGAGCTTAAGCAAATATTTGTAGCAATGCCTAAGGAATATCCAGACTTAGTTCAAATGACAACGCCTTCTCAACAGTTTGGTCTTGAATCGTTTGACATTATTAGCGATATCCCATTTGAAATTCCTGGATTGTCAAATAGTAAAATATATAAGATATATGTGTTCAAGGAGTCTCTAGTAACTCTCAACTTGGAGGTAACATTTAAGTTTGACCCAGCTAACATTTAATAAGTATGAGAGCATATAGTGAAATTATAGCAAGTTTTAGAAGAGGTGGTCCGTTCCCTATAGAAGCTGACTATATCTTCGAAACTGAAGCGAAACTGAAAGAATTTTATTCATCTCCTGAAGAGAATGCTATTTTACACAAGGGATTGTTAAAGGTAGTTGAAAATGACGGAGATGGTAATCAAGCACTATATTGGGTCACTAGAAAGGAGACTAACGATGAGTTAGAGTTTACTAAACTTATTACTTCTAAGAGTGATGAAACTATAGCTGACTTGATAACTAGATTAGAGCAGGAAATTAAAGATAGAAAGACAGCAGACGATGCTATCTGGGGAAGTGTTGACCATACTAGTGTACCAGAGGACTTAAACAGTCTGAAGGACATTGCAGAGGAAATTACTAAAATTAGAGAGCATCTAGGTAATCTAGACAGCACTGATGAGGAATTACAGAGTAATATTGATAAGGTGCAAGCCGAACTCGATAAGACACAAGAAGGAGTAGGTTTGGGAGAAGACGGAGCTTATGTTCCTGATACTGAAACTACTTACCTTAAAGACTCTACATCTGTAATGGATTCTCTGCGCAAGCTAGACGAATTAGTGAATCATGCTATTCACTTTAACTGGGTCACACTAGAAGATACTCCAAGCATTGAATTAGATATTGATAGACAGATTACTGGAACTACAATATCTGGTAATGTTAAGGTATCTACTGATAGTGGTAACGGAATTACCATAAAGAATGACGGTCTATTCTATAAACTAACTACTGAATATTTAGACGGACTCTTAACTATTAAGGTTAACGATAATGTTATAGGGCAACATCAAATTGGTTTGTCAGCTATCGTAGAGGATGCTAAGTATGACCCAGATACGGAAGAGCTAGTTATAGTATTTAAACTTCTAACTGGTGATAAGCAAGTAGTTAGGATTCCAGTTGGAACTCTTATTAGAGAATGGGAAGTTGATAACTCTATTCCTGATAAGGTAGTAGAATTGGAGAAAGTGTTATCATTAGGAACTGGCGCTGATAAGCTTTCTGCTGACGTTAGGTTACATATAGCTAAAGATAACATCTTAGTAAAAGAAGGAAATGCTCTGTATGTTAAAGGTACTTCCGATAACATTACACATGATTCTAAAGCCTTGGATGTTGTTATTAGTGAATTACAAAGTGATATTGATAGCCACCTTAAAGATTTCAACAATCCACATAGAGTCACTCCAGCACAGATTGGAGCCATTTCTTTGCCCGAAGTTGAAATTCTACTAAAGTCTAAAGCAGATTTAGTAAGCGGAAAGGTTCCTAAAGAACAACTTCCAGATGATATAGGTGGTGAAGTAACTTGGATTGACGTAGAAGGTGATGAAGAAACAGTATCCTAATAGACCCGCTAATATGAGCCAGTTGGACTACTTGTGGACAACATATGGCCCATATACGGTGTCGGACTCAATAGACGTTGAAGACTCTATTCCTTCTTCTAAAGCTATCAAAGATGCTATTGCTACTCAGGTAACTGGTATAGTAGAACTCGATACTCAAGAAGAAGGTAATAAGGTTAGAGTTATAGGTAAAGGAGGAAGTGGTGAGGAAATATCATCAATCCTTCTTGATAAAGATACTAAGATAGTTTCGTTTGAAAGACATCTTATAACACAAGAGGATATAGATAACGGATTCGGTAATGCACTGAATGAGGAATGGCTGATACTTACTGCTTCTAATGGAGATAGATTTGAAGTGTCTCTGGAAGACTTTGTAGTTAAAGGACAAATAACTAATACTATTATTACCCAGACTAAGAATGGTAATATTGCATCAGAGTTAAGGATTAATAATCCAATTACTAATAGGTCTGTAGATTTATTAACTTCAAACTTTGGAGTTAGGGCAGACTTAGTAGTTGATACTGATGCTGATTCTAACATAGTTATTACTAAGGGTGATAAAGGAGTTGTTTGTAAATTTAGTTGGGAAGGTACAGAATACCCAGTAAGAATTAAAGCCGTAGATACTTACGATGAGTATTTACTACAGACTTTGGAACCTAATACCATTTACTTCATAAAGGACATTAAGTCTATTTACCTTAATGGAGTTAAATATGCCTCTGAAGGTGGTGGAGGTTTAGACCCTGACTTATATTATACTAAATCAGAAACTGACGCTCTTATATCTAATATCGAAAGTGATTTAGACAATAAAGTTAGTTTGGTTGATGGTAATATAGTATTAGAGGAAGGTCAAGGAATTGTGGTTAATCGTAGAGACGGTGTTCAGAATTTAATATCATCTGACAATTCCGGAGGGTTTAAACTTGGTAATGTTAATTCTTATCTGGAGATATATACTAACACAAGACCAGCTGTTGTAGTAGGGGAAGACACTGATTCACTTGCATTAATGTCAGACTTGACTTCTTATACTTGGAATGAAGTAACTACTGCTAAAGCTACCAGACTCGCTGATTTACCAGAGAGTTATCCAGTAGGAACTTTAACAGTTAAGCATTCTGAAGGAGAGGTTAGTTACGACGGTTCCGAAGATGTATCTATTGACTTAACACATATACAACAATCAATTAATACATTGAAAGATACTATGGAGTACTTACTATCTACTAAACAAGATAAGCTTGTTAGTGGAGTTAACATTAAGAAGATTAATGGTAAGTCAGTACTCGGTAATGGAGATATACTTATATCTTCTGATTCTACAGCTATTAGATATAAGGGGTCTGTAGCTACTCGTATGTATTTACCTTCTGCTCCAGAAGTAGGTGATATTTACAACGTTATTAATGACGGTGCTAACTATGCTTGGAATGGAGAAACTTGGGAAACATATGGAACTATAACTCCAACTGGAGTAGATTTGTATAAGAATGCCAGTGGTGAAATAACTGGCGGGGAGGTAAGATTCAGTGATAATACTGTGCTCCCTATTAACATATTTATTAAATAACATCATTAAATTTTATGGCACAATTAAAATTTTACAGAGGGTTAAAAGCCAATTACGTAGCTGAAACTACTCACAAGGATGGGATTTACTTTGCTACAGACACCAATGAAATCCTTATGAATGGTAAGGCTTACACAGGAGCTCTAGCTGCTGGTAAAGTCGTTACTAATGTAGCCTTGTCTTCTGATAAAAGCAAACTGGTCATTACTTACTCTGATACCACTACAACAGAGATTGAAGTAGGTAGCGGTAAGTATACATCAGCTATTGAAGACAAAGATTTAGCTATGCCTAATGCTGTCGGTGGTATCGCTAAAGGAACTAAGATAAGTGCTCTGGAAGGACAGACATATGATTATATGTGGGATGAACTGCTGTTCCCTACTATTAATCCTACATTTACTGCTCCTACTGCAAGCATCTCATTTAAGAGTTATTCAACTCCTCAAGAAGTTGGAGCTACTGCACCTACTGCTGCTAACTTCAACACTAGTCTTAATAAGGGAGCTATTACCTTAAATGGAACAAAACAAGCAGACAGGTCTGGTAACTTAGATGCAGATAATTCATTTATCTTCGTAAATGGACAAGAATCTAACACAACTCTGCCTACTACTGTAACACTTGGTAATACTACTTATACTTATAAGGCAGCTTATTTGCAAGGACCTCAACCTAAAGATAACAAAGGAAACAATTATAGCACTCCACTTGCAGCTGGTTCGGTCAACTCTTCAGCTATCACACTTAATGGTACATATCCTTGGTATGCATCTACAAGTACAGCTTCTTCTGGTACGCCTGTGGTTAAACAAGCTCTTATTGCTTGGAATACTTCTACTGGAGCTATGACTACTCCTAGATTTGAATTACAACCTTCTGGTACTCTTCCACAGGTATTCAAGCTGCCAAGAGCTGTCACTCAACTTCAAATGTTGAACACAGTATCAGGTAACATGGAAGTTATAGGACTTAGTGACTGGACTAAGACAGAAGAAGAGATTACTATTGGAACCACACCTGTAACTTATTCAGTTTACACTTACAATGGTTCTACTAGAGGTTCAGTAACTTTAATCGCTAAATTCTAATTTGACATATGGCAAGAAATAAAGGTACATTCCAATTTGCAGCCAACTTTGAGGTTAAACTTCAAGGTGCTTTAGACCCAAGAATCTTAGTAGATAATAAGTCTGAACTTATTAATAAAGAGACTTGGCCGTATGATGGCGATACTATCTACGTATATAATGGATTGTTAGTAGCCGTTGCTGCTGATAAGGCAATTTATATGCTAGTTGATAAAGATAAAATTCTGGAAGCAGATTACTCCGGATGGAAACAAATGGACGTTGCTGCTGCACAGACAGTAGAGATTATTGACAACTTAAATTCTTCTTCTACCACTGCTGCATTGTCAGCTAATCAAGGTAAGGTATTAGGACAGAGAGTTACTACTCTTGAAGGTAAAATTTCTTCTGTATATTCATACAAAGGCTCCAAAGCTACTTATGCAGAACTTCCTAGTGATGCAGCAGCAGGTGATGTATGGAATGTAGAGGAAGCTCATGACAATCATCCAGCTGGTACTAACTGGGCATGGACTGGTACAGCATGGGATGCTCTGGGTGGAGCTATTGACTTGTCTGCATACTACAATAAGACTCAAGCAGATGCTGCAATTGCAGCTGCTGTTGATGCAGAGAAGACTTTAAGAGAATCAGCTGATACTGCATTAGACGGTAAAATTACTACTAATACTCAAGCTATTGCTAAGATTAATGGTAGTGCTGATACCGAGGGTTCTCTAGCTAATACTCTGAAACAGGCTAAAGATTATGCAGATACTAAAGTCAGTGACGTTAGTGGCTTAGTAGCTAATAAAGTTGATAAGGTAGAAGGTAGTACTCTGATTCCAGAAACTAAACTTGCACTTATTGACACTAACGCTTCAGATATTGATGCTCTAGAAGTTAGAGTTGCTGCTAACGAGGCTAAACTTGTTGGAATCACCACTACTGTAGTTTCGACAATTAATACAGCTATCGACGCAGCTATGGCTTGGCACGAAGTAACTGAATAAAACACATAATATATTAAAATGGAGAAAATGTTTGTACACGTAGCGAAGAAGTCCACATTTACCAGTGAACTACAAGAACAATACACCAATAGTATTGTTTTCATTAAAGATTCACAGGAGATTTATACTCATGGAACGTTCTACGCTATTCCCGATTCTTACAAAGGCAAAATTACTTCATTGGAGAGTGCTGTGGCAGCTTTACAGGCTGCCAAGGCCTTCTCTAAAGTTTCTGACGGTACTAATGTTGCAGAGTCTCCTTCTCATGACGGAACTCTTAAATTCAACAAAGGCTCTAATGTAAATATCACTGTCGGAACAGATGGAGTAACAATTAGCGCTACAGATACTAAATACACACAAGGTTCTGGTATCTCTATTAAAGGTACTACAATTAATCACTCTAATTCAGTAACTGCTGGCACAGCTAAAGGTGATAATAATAAGACATTAGCATTTGGTGGAACGTTTACTATTCCTAGCATTACTTATGATGCACAAGGACACGTTACAGCTAAAGGAACCACTACAATGACTATGCCAGCTGCTCCTTCATTTACTAACTGGCAAGCTAAGAATGTTGTTGGCGCTTCTGCTACAGCTACAGCTAATGCAGAAACTACTAATGCTACTACATTCTTGAACTTAATTGAGAATGGTGCAGTAAGAAGCTCACATCAAATTACTGGTACTGGTAAAGTAACAGTTACAGCTGATGCTACTGGTAAAGTAACAATTAATGGTGCTGCAACCACGGCTGCTTCTGGTTCTGCTAATGGTACTATTGCAATTGACGGAACTGATGTTGCTGTTAAAGGATTAGGTTCTGCTGCATATACAGCTTCATCTGCATATGCAACTGCTGCTCAAGGTACTAAGGCTGATAATGCTGTTCCAAATACTAGAACTGTAAACGGACATGCACTTAGTGCTAATGTTACTGTTACTAAAGCTGATGTAGGCTTAGGTAACGTAACAAATGAATCTAAGGCTACAATGTTTACAAGCCCAGCGTTTACTGGAACTCCTACAGCTCCTACTGCTGCTGGTGGAACTAATACTACTCAAATTGCAACTACTGCATTTGTAATTAACGAGATTGGAAGTAAGATTTCTGCTGCTCAAGCACTTAGATTCAAAGGAACTATTGGCACAGACGGTGATGTAACTGAACTTCCAGCTAATCACACAGTTGGAGATACTTACGTAGTTAAGGCTGCTGGTAACTTTGCGGGCGAAGGCTGTGAAGCAGGTGACATGATTATCTGTGTTAAATCTGGAACGACTGCTGCAAATGGTGACTGGTCAGTTATTCAGAGAAACTTAGACGGTGCTGTTACTGGCAAATCCCTAACTGCTAACGCAGTAATTTTAGGTAACGGTGGGTCTACTGTTAAAGCTCTAGCTAATGGTACTGCTGGATACGTACTGAAAGCCACTGCTAGTGGTCCTGCATGGCAAGCAGAGAAAGACACAGTTTATACTCACCCTGCTGGTGGTGCTCCTAGTAAAACTTCTGGATTCTATAAATTCAGCACAGATTCTACTAGTCACGTTGCTTCAGTAACTGCCGTTACTAAAGCTGATATTACTGCTTTGGGTATTCCAGGGGCTGATACTAATACTACTTATACATTCGCTAATGGTACAGCTGGTAACTTTACTGTAACTCCTTCCGGAGGTTCTAAACAAACAGTTAGTATTGGTAAACCTGCTACTGCTGGTGCGGCTGATACTGCTGCTAAGTGGGCTACTGCTCGTACTATCACAGTTAGTGGTGGTGTAACTGGAAGTGTTTCTTTAGATGGTTCTGCTAACGTTACACTAGCTACTACTCTAGCCAATCTGGCTTCTAATAAGGTAACTGCAATGACTGGTTATACCAAACCGTCAGATACAGGTGCAATTGCTGCTGGTGATTCACTTAATGCCGCTATTGGTAAACTAGAAGCTGCATGGGATTGGGTTGAACTATAATATATGTACAAGAAGGAGGGAGTAGCATCCCTCCTTTATTTTATAATGATTAAAATTTAAGTGATATGGCAATTAATAAGAAATTAATTCACTTTAATAAGAAAGCTACTTTTAACTCACAGAAGTTATCAGCCAATGATTCTAATACTCAATATCAGGTAGGAGGTACTGGAACTGTTCAGACTGGAGCTCCTGACATTAACTATCAATCTATAGTTTATATTAAAGATTCTAAAGAAATTTGGACTCATGGACAATTCTATGCTACTGCTGTAACATGGAGTACTATTACAGGCAAGCCTAGTTTTGCTACTGTAGCTACATCGGGTAGTTATAATGACTTGAATAACAAGCCCACAATTCCTACTAGCCTTCCCACTCCTAATTCTTTGACATTTACTGGAGCTACAACTGGTACTTGGAATGGTAGTGCTGCTAAAACTGTTAATATCCCAACTTATAGTAATGCGTCCACATCGTCAGCCGGACTTATGTCAGCATCTGACAAGTCTAAATTAAATGGCATTGCTGGCGGGGCAGAAGTTAACCAAAACGCATTTAGTAATGTAGTTGTTGGAAGTACCACTATTGCAGCTGACAGTAAAACTGATACTTTGACTCTTACAGCTGGGTCAAACATAACTCTTACTCCTAATGCTACTAATGATAGTATTACCATTTCTGCAAGTGGTAGTTCTTACTCTCTACCATTAGCATCGAACAGTACCCGTGGAGGTATCAAGTTATCAAGTAGCACACAGGGAGGAACTCCTAACGGAATTACTACAACTTCAGGCAGAACATATGCTGTTCAGGTTAATAGTAGTGAACAAGCAGTGGTAAATGTTCCTTGGACTGATACTACTTATAGTGAGGCAACTACTTCAGCTTCTGGACTGATGTCATCTTCAGACAAAACAAAGTTAAACAGTCTCTCCTCTAATATAATTAAGTCTAGAGACTCCTATGTTGAGTGCAACATGTCAACCGACAAAATATCTATATATGCACCTTCCGCTACCGTAGAAGCGCAAGGCACAAGTATAGACATTCATGATAACGATAAAACAACATCGTTTGGAATGAATGATATGGGAGAGATAGTAATGAATGCTGACGGTACAATAACATTAACAGCTAACAACGACGTCTTTCTTACTAGTGGAGAATGCATGATACAAGTTGGACCAACTGGTACACAAATCACTGGTGGGCAAGATTTATACATTGATATGAACCCTAGGTTCTTAGGAGGTACTGTACAAATTGGAGAATCTGGAACATCAGTTGGACTTAGGGTATACGGAGATGTTAATATAGATGGCCAAGTTCAAGCGTCTGGAGGATTCTTCGATACATCTGACGCAAGAGTTAAAACTAACGTTAAAGAACTTGATGCAAGTAAAGCTGACAAAGTTAGACTGGTTGAATTCGATAGAACAGATGTAGAACATCATGGCTATGGAATTATTGCTCAAGAGCTTGAAGAAGTGTATCCAGAGATGGTACATACTGATGATAAAGGATTCAAGTCAGTTAACTATGATGAGCTTGCAATGGTTAAAATCAAATATCTGGAAGATAAAGTGGCTAGACTTGAAGCTCTAGTTGGTAGATTACTTGCAGAGTGATTGTTATAATCTCATAACGTTTTCATTAAGAAGGTCGCCAATAGGCGGCCTTTCTTTGTTTGTACCTAATACACTAAATCGGCTGTGCAATAAATTAATTGTTGACGAGTGTTAAATAATTTGGTAATGTCCATAATTTAACGTAACTTTGCAACATCGAATTTGGAAGTATAGTATATTTATATATTATGCCCTCAACAGATATTGTATTATTTATCGTAAATTTATTTAATTATGGCAGAATTTCTAACAATGGACGAAGCTAAGTCAAAGTTCGGTAGCAAAAGTAGAACAAATGCTGGACTTACACTTGGTATTATCGGTACTGCTTTAGCAGCTTTCGCTGGAAACAACGGAGGATGTGGTTGTGGTAACGGTGGTGGAATCCTTGGAAACCTCTTTGGAGGTAACAACAACTGTTGCGCTATGCAGGCAGCTGAAAATGCTAAAACCTTAGCTATGGCTCAAGGACAGCAAGCTGATAACCTATCATGGGCAAACAGAGTACAATCAATGCAAGACGACATTGACCTGTACACTTACGTTAACAGCCGTGCTTTGGCTACTAACGAGAGAATCGGTAACGAGTCTCAAGTTTTAACTAACCAAATCTGGAAAGGTAGAGTAGAAGACCTTCAAGAGAAGAGTGCAATGTACGTAGATATAGTATCTCGTGATAATGCACAGAATTTAAGATTATGTGATGAGCTTTACAAGAGGAGAGAACAAGATGTTCAGGAGAAAGCTGATTTGTTTGCTAGACTAAGCACCAGAATCTCTGATTTAGAGAAGAAAGAAGCTGCTACAGCTGCTGCTCTACCTCTGATGTTCGAGCTTAACAAAGTTAATGCTGAAAGATACACTGATGCTTGCTGCTGCAAGTCTGAAACTAATCTGTTAATGACTGCTAATGGATTACAGCGTCAACTTGACCACAAGATTGATGGACAGTTGAAATATGCTTACAGTGACCTGTGTGCACCTGTTCCAAGTATAGCTCCACTATACTGTAGCCCATTCACAAGTTACGGAACTGGCATGTATGCTGGAACTGCTGCTAGTAACTTCAATGCTGTAAATACAGCTATTAACACAGTTACAGGCGGATGTCCTTCTTGTACAGCCCAATAACTTAAGATAACCCATAAAAGGGAGGCTACAATCTAAGTGGTCTCCCTTTTATTATTTAATTCAAATTTAATTATCGTATGAAAGTTAAAATTACACCAACTGGAGAAAGTGCTCAAGTAATGGAGTTTAATGTATCGTTACCGTGTGGAGCAAATGCATCAATTGCTCCTGTGTCTACATTAACAGTTACACAGAGATGGGCAAAAGTCGTTAACGTTTCAACTACAGGAACGGAGTACGTACAAGTTACTAAATTTGATGTTATTCACAATATCCAATACACTGATTGTAAAGGAAATGTAAGAGTGTCTACAGAGTCTACATCTACGATTATGGAGACTGCTGCAACTAGTGAAACTATTACCACTTTGACACCAACAGTAACTAAAGTTATAGATGTGATTATACCTAACGGAGTTAGTATTGTTAGTCAACAAGTACTTGATGAATTGCCTACTTCTCTTCCTGTTAAGGGACATTGTGCATATTCAGTATTTGATGTTAGAGTAACACCTGCTCCTGCACCAACAGCCGCAATTGCGTCAGTAGCTAAATCTAAATAACATGTTTGGACAACCATTCGGTAGTAACTACACGGATTTACAGAACCATTACATGCAACAATTACAAGCGATGCAACAAGCTCAACAAGCACAGCAGAAGACCCAACCTATTCTAGATGAAATAAACAGAGAGGTTGGGTCTCTGTCTTTAGATGAGCAGAAGGTTCTAGCACAGATGCCAGAATATCAAATGGCTAAGCAAACCTATGAAGCTGGCTTTATGTCATTCTTAGGCACTAAGTTTAGTCAAGAGTTCGTGTCATCAGCAGATGGTAAAGTAGCAGCTGATAATCTATTAGCTACTATTAGAAAGAGTAAAGAGCACATTCATGCTCAATTAAAAGCTAAAGAAGATAAGGTTAACACACTATTAGAACTTGTGGAACAGGACCCAGAGATTAAGAAGAGATTAGACGAAGTTATGTTAAGTAAAAGTAAGTAATGAGCGATAAAGAAATTGTATTTCAAGCTATTAATAAGTATGCTAAAGACTTGGCGAGTAACCTATTTCATTTTAATAGCGTGGCAAGTCAAGCTGTTATCACATACGTAGTTAAGAATATGGAAGATAAATATGGTAAGTATTTAGACATATTCACAGACGTGCACGGCAATATTAATCTGGAATTGCTTGCCAATGCAGTTAAAGCAGAGATGAAAGAGAAGTCTGCTGATGGGTTTGTAGTTAACATTCTTAACAAGCCAGTAAGGTTTGGAGAAGACGACGTTAATCAATTAGTAGAAATATTTAAGACATTTAAACAGAACAATTAATCCAAATTCGAGCCATGATTAATTTACGATTAGAGAGAACTTATAGAGGTGTGTCTTATACTATAGGGAAGCTGTACCTAAACGGTAAGTATTTCTGTGACACTCTTGAGGATACAGACAGAGGGCTGAAAGATACTATGCCTACAGAGGAAATTGAGAAGATTAAGGTATATGGTAAAACCGCTATACCTACTGGCATATATAAGGTTGATATGAATGCAGTCAGTCCTAAGTTTAAGGATAGGACTTGGGCTAAGCCATATAGTGGTAAATTACCTAGATTATTAGATGTTAAAGGTTACAGTGGAGTTCTTATTCACGTTGGTAATAAACCAGAAGATACATTGGGATGTCTTTTAGTTGGAGAGAATAAGGTTAAAGGGCAAGTTATTAATAGTACTGCTGCATTTAATAGACTTATGACTGAACTTAATAAGGACAAGAATATAGAAATAACTATTGAGTAATGAGCAACTTTGATAAATTATTTGGAAGAACTTATAGTACAGTAGGTAACTCTGATTCTGACTTTATTATTAAAACTAGAGGACAGGTTAAGGTACAATGGGGCAAGAAGTTCATTGACATTATAAAGGACGGTAAACTTAATGTTGATGTTAGTTTTATAGGCTCTGTCGATTCCTATAACGATATAGGTTCTAAAGACGGTCTGTACTATGTTAAAGAAAACGGTTCTATATATTTAGTTGTTAATGGTAATAAAATTAATATACTAGGGGATGTTGACGGCACCTACGTATCATTTGCATCTAAGCAAGATACTGCTGATGAACAGAAAGGTCAGGCATCTAAGAACCTAGGGATTAGATATTCGTCTAAAGATGAAGCAACTGAATATGGTGTTACAAACGGAATAGTTTTCCTAGAAGATGCTAATAGATGGTATATAGTGGAAGATGGCGTATTTACTTTGTATCCGAGTGAATTGGAGAGTCCATACAAGAAGCAGTTAATTATAAGTAAAGAGGACAACTCTATAGGAGCTTTAGTCATAAGTGGACAAGGTAACGGTAATGCTCTAATATTTAACGCAGGAAGTGATACCTTATCAATTTATAAAGATTTTGATAATTATAGTGTAGATTCTTCCTCTCCAATAATTACAACGGTTGGAACTACCTCTACTGCGGAATTAGGATTAGATGGATTATCTCTAAGCAAGAGCTTGTTCTGTGATTCTATAGAATCATCTAGTGCGTCGGATTCTACTGGATTTAAATTATATATGTTAGATGGCAAATCTATATTGTCAGTAGACCAATTAATGGTCCGAGAATCTTCTGATATAGTTGACATCACTTATGAGGAACTTGTTACCTTAATAGATTCTACAAGTTTGTCTACAGCTACTAGGTATAGAATAACAGATTTCCAAAATGAGTGGGAACTGACTACTGAAGAGGATGTAATAGATGAAGATGAGCAGGCCGTGGATGAGAATGGAGACCCCTTGTGGCAAGATGAAGATGAAACCATACCAGTTATAGCTGTCCATAAGAATACACATCCTTTAATAGTGTCTGCAATAACAACCTCTAAATTGGCCAGTACTGGGACCTTTGATGATAATAGAGAGTGGAAAGTGGAGTATGACCCTTCTTATAACGAAACATTGTCTGTTAATAGATATGACGAGAGCGGTAATTTTATAGAAACTGTAGAATTGGCAGCCAAAGGAAGAATCACTAGATTAACAGATGAGAAGGGCAATTCCTGTAACTATGACTTTAAACATCTAAGATTTAAAATCACCGAAGACGGTGTAGATAAGTGGATTTATACATTTAGAAACGGAGAAGAGGATTTAAGTTTAACTGATACATGTAAGAATAATGTACTAACTGTTAATAATTATGAGATTAAATCTGAAACTGTAACTGTACGTGATAATGGTAATATTGTTACATTACAAGGAACTCTTTCTGATAACAACTTTGGAACTATTAATAGCAACTTTAACTTCTCCGGGACTGCTAATAAATTGAATGTGTCCGGAACATTAGAGAATGTAACATTTAAAGAAGATTCCACTATAGACGAAGTAACTATTAGGAGTCTTACTAACGTAACATTTAATGAGTCGTTCTCAAGGACTACATTTCATTCAGATATAAACGATGTTGACTTTGATACTACTGTATACGCTCTACTTTATGATAATGAAAAGGTAAAAGATGTATATTACAACAATAACACAGTCTCTGTCATTTGTATTCCTGATATAGCAGTTGCAACATCTGGAATACCTGCGGGCACAATAGTAATGTATAACGGAACATCTGGAATACCTGCGGGCTGGGCTATATGCGATGGTACTGAAGGTACTCCTAACTTGACTGGCAACTTCATTAAAGCCAGTGAAACTGCTGGTGAAACAGGGGAATTTATACCTGCAAGCTCCGGTAGTTCAACTGAAACTCCTATTACATATTACTCATTAGTGTTTATTATGAAATTGGCTTAATGGAGATAGCAATATTTAGTGATAGATTACTAATTTACGTTAAATTAAGAATAATTAGTCTTTAATTTTAAGGTATGGAAATTTATCACTAAATTTGCAAATAACTTTAAAAGGGAATAATATGGACATGAAATTAGAAGAATTAGGTTTTGACGATGAAGACCTGCTAGGTGAAGACGGTGTAGTGCAAACAGGAGACCCTGATGATGACATTAAACGTTGGATTGACAATGATACTCCAGTAGATTTAGACGAACCATTGGACAATCAAGAACCACCTAAAGAAGGTGACGGAGATACAGAACCTACAGAGGATGATTTAATCACAACTATGCTCAAAGCTAAAGGAATCAATCCAGAGGCTATTAAGTTCCAAAATGATAACGGAGAAGTAGAAGAAATTCCATTCTCTGAACTATCTAGGGAAGAGCAATTAGAGCTTTTAAACTATGATGATACAGATTATAATTATGGTTTAGAGCCAGAAGAGATTGACCTTATTAACGAGCTTAGAAGAAATAATTTAAGTGTAGATGACTATTTGGAATCTCATAGACGTCAAGCTATTCAGGATTACCTAGACCACCTAGAAGATGAACCAGAATATCAAGTAGATGGCATGACAGATGATGAACTATTTATTGCAGATTTAAAGGCAAATGTCCCAGAACTTACTGATGATGAAGCTTTAGAACAGTTAAATCTTGAGAAGCAAAACGAAGCTCTCTTTAATAAGAAGATGAGCGGAATGAGAGCTAGCTATCAGCAACGCGAAGAAGCAGCTATACAGCAAGCTCAAGCAGAAGCAGAAGCTCAACAGAAAGAAATGTATGAAGCTTACGAAGACGAAATTTTACAAGCTATTCAAGATAACGAAACTATAGATTTGGGAGAGTCATCATTAACGCTATCAGAGGACGATATGAATGAAATTGCTTCCTTTATCTTAGATTCAGATGCTGCTGGAGTAAGATACTTAGCTAAAGCCATTAATGACCCACAAATGCTAGTGCAGATGTCGTGGTTTGCCCTTAAAGGACAAGAAGCTATACGTCAAATCTCCGAATATTATAAACATCAGATTACAGAGCAATCCAAAGCCAATTATAAGAAAGGTTATGAGGATGCTAAGGCTGGCAGAGCCTCTAATCCTGCTAAGACTGTAGTTAAAAGACCAGAGCAGCAAACTGGTCGTAAACCTAAAACAACATCTATTTACGATTTAGATTAAAATCCAAATAAATTATTATGATAGTAGCAAATTTCGTAACTAATCGCGCCACTATGGGCGACACTAGAACTTATGAAGACTTCTATAAGTTTCTAGGAACTAAACCAACTAGACTTGGTGTAGTATCAAGACTCTACCCAGAATTGACTGCTTCTTACCTAACAGAATCTTTGAGAAACATCTTCTACATGGATTCTAAATCAAATAACAAGTACAGAAGCATTGACTCAATGTACTTTGAATGGGAAGTTGAAACCAACTACATTAAGAGAGTTGAGTTTGCAGATGTACCAACTGAAACTGGAGAGAACGGAACTGAAATCGTAATGGCTTTCAAAGAGAACTATTACCAGAAGTACGACATCTTCAAGATTGACAAAACAATGCAGCAATGCTTTGTAACCCAGAGACCAGTTCGTAAAGCTGATAATTACTGGGAAGTAACTGTTAGACTTATTGACAACGACTACTCTAGTGTTCTTGACCTTAGCGGATGCCAAATTGGTGACACTACTCGTTTCCAATCTAACGCTATGCCAGAAGCACACGAAGAGGGATATGTTAAATATCAATCTAACATTGAAAGACACAGAGGTTATATTACTACTCACAGATGTGATGACAGTTATACAGCTCTGTATGCTGCACAAGAAGACGTTCTTATTAAAATAGGTGAAGGTAAAGGTAATGGTCAGATGTCTGAAACTATGTACCGCATGGATAAGACTCAATCTAACTTGCTGAAGAACTTCCTATATGTAAGAAACAACGGTTTGCTGTTCAACAAAACTAACGTTGACAAGAATGGTAAACCGACACTGTTCGACCCTGACACTGGTCGTCCTATCTACATTGGTGATGGTATCATCCCACAAGTAGAAAGATTTGCATCTAAATATGCATATAATAAACTTACTGTGGAAGCATTCACTACTGCTATCGCTATGATGAATGAAAAGAGTGAGAATCCAACTGGTAACAAATATGTACTTATTTGCAATGAGAAAGCTTGGCAAGACGTACAAACTTGTCTATCAGAATGGCTTGCAAGATTCAAAACTTGCGGAACTTATCTGTGGTCTAAGAAAGCTAACGGCTATGTTGACGTTGGTGCTACATTCCAATCTTATGAAATCGGTGGTAACACAATTTCATTCAAGGTTGACCGTACATTCTCTCGTGAATGGGGTAGCGACAAGGGCTTCATGCTAATGTTAGACTTGACTGCTGACAAAGTAAGTGGAGAACCAGCTATTCAAATGTTCACTCTTAAAGGTGGTGACTTCATCTCTAATAAATATCCAGGTGTTGGTGGACTTGATGGTCTAAGCTCAGGTGTAGTTTCTAGCCCTGTAGCAGCTTCTAAACTAATCAACTGGGGTTATTCTGGTGTTGGTGTATTCTCACCATACAGAAGCTTTATTATGAAAGAAGTGTAATTAAATAAGTAGATATTGTGGGGAAGGCATAGACCTTCCTCACATTATTTTACAAGATAGTAATTTATATTAAGTAAATGATTGAAATAATATGGCTAATGAAACAGACAACATAATTGTCTTAAGAAGTGTATTCGGTAAAGTAGGACAAAAGTACTTCCTTAATCCAGTTAGAGACCCACAGACAGGCAGATACCCTGACTGTGTAAGACCAGTAGATAGTAAAGGTGATATGCTATTAAGAGGAGAAGAAGATAAAGGTAAATGCTTGATTGCAGAGAACCGTGTATTTATTATTGAAGACGGTAAAACATTTGACCTTAATGACCCTTGGCAAGCAGCTGAATGGTATTCTATTCAACACTGTCCTATGATTGCTATGTCTCGTGACCAACGTGACAAGAATGGCAATTTAGTGATTGACGGTGACTCTAAGAGATACGGAGGAGCTGAACTTTACGTTGAGAGACCTGGTTACGAAACTAATAAGCGTGTTAATAAGAGACGTCTTATCCATGATGCTGAAGAGTATATCATTAAAGACCCACAAGGTGCTGCTGGTAGACTTAAAATGGCTAAATTGCTTGGACGTAACATGCGTAATGCTCCTGATGCCGACGTAGAAGACTTCTTGATGAACATTGCGTCTAAGGACCCAGAGAAGATTATTAATCTATATACTGGTGATGACATTGCACTTAGACTTCTGTTTATTGATGCTAAAGACAAACGTGTAATATACGTTAAGAATAAAGTATATCTATATAGCGAGAATCAAATACCATTGGGCGCAAGTGATGATGCAGTTATTACTTGGATGAAGAGTCCGCAGAATAGAAGGACTCTTGAACTAATTAAGAGGGACACATATCCGGAACTGTATGAACAACCAGAGCCTGATTTTACTAACAAAATTAAAGATGAAGAGACTGAGAAGTCATCTTCAACTGGTAAATATATTAAATAATGACTGCTAGACAGGTTTATGAAGGAACCGCTACTGAAGTAAATAAAGTACAGTCTATGACTCTATTATTAGAGGATTTTAACTACTTCTTTAATAAGGCTATATATCAGTATATTAACAAGAGATATAATATATATGATATTAACCAACAGACTACTGACGACATTAGGGTTCTGAAAGCTACAATAGCCCTTCCTGTAACACTTGCTACGTCCGCTTATGGAGACACAGAAGGTCTTGATTCACTATATGGTGCGACGTATGAAGTGGAATTACCTAGTGATTACTTACATTTACTTAATTGTGTATGTGATTTTGAACTAAAGAAGACTTTCAAATGTTATAACGCTGGCTCCAGAGTTCAAGTCGGAGCTAGCCGTTTAACATCTGATGCATGGTCTCAAATCATTCAGAATATCTATATGAGACCTAGCTATAAACGTCCTTATTTTTACATACACAATGTTGACATAAATACTAGCAATCCTACTAACCCGTATGATGCTGTTGATAATCCACATGGTACTGATATTAGTTCTGCTAAGACTGATGCTGATACTAATGCTACAGAAGTAACTGGCGGATTACCAAGAACAATCTCTATTGGTGGTAATGCTGTTACCACAGTAGAAAGAGAAGGACAGATTCGTTTCGGTAATCCTTCTACTGTTAGAATGGAGATACGGTACGGGAAGGACCATACTCTATTTGAGTTAAAGAAAGTATATGTGGACTACCTGAAAGCTCCACAAACTATACGATTGACACAAGAACAGATGGATATGACAGAAGACACATCCCAAATTATGGAATTTCCTGATTACGTGTGTCACGAGATTATTAATGAGCTGGTACATATAATCTTGGAGAACGAAGGTAATCCTAGATTACAAACACATATTCCAATATCAACGTCAGTTGCAAATCCAGCTCAGCAACAGACACAAACCAAATAATTATTTAAATTATGTTTAAGTGGACAAACACATTAATCGTAAATTCTAATTTAGATTCTAGTGGCAAACCAAAATGGTCAGCACAGGCTGAAGACACTGGTAGTGGAGTTGTAGGTAGCTTCGAATTTAAAAGAGTTAACAAATTCCTCAAACCAAACGTAGTAGCAATCTATAAGAAAGAAGCATCAGACCCAGTACTTGGTAAAGTTACTTTCACTATGAGCAATCAAGGTGTAGGTAATTATAGAGTTGCTCTTTACATCAGACTATCTGGAAGCCAGAACTCTTATTACTCAAATGACTTTGTATTCAAAGGTAAACCTTTGATGTATGAATTTGCAATTAAGAATGCAAGTGCTACAGCAGCAGATGTTGCTAAAGAAGCAGCTAGAGTAATTGAGAAGATTCAGACTATCTATGGAGACCACTGGATTAAAGCTAGTGCAAATGGTAACAACCTTGTTATTGAAGGAATGGATGAATATCAACTATTTACTAAAGCTGAAATTCAGAAATTCAATCCAGACTTGAACACTGCTTTAGTTGGTGGAGAGTTTGAAACGATTGCAACAGCACTTCCGGCTGACGACCCAGACTACGATGGACAAAACACTATTGTGAAATCTAAAGAAGGATTCGGTACTTACTGGATGATTCTTAAAGACCTAAGACTTCCGACTATGGAAGCTAGACGCTTTGCTGGTATTAACGAAGAAGAGCTTCCTGTTCCAGGAGCTAAGTATAATGAGTATATTATTAACTATTGCGTTAATAGAGGCATTATGGGCGGAGATGCTGTAGGAGAAGTTACAAGGTCACTTACGACTCATGTATTCTATGTTAAACAAGATTTGGCAGCTGATTTTGAAGCAGCTCTTGCTAAGATAGGTACTATCGGTCAAGAAGTTACTCCAGGTGAAACTGCACAACAAGCTCTAGAAGCTAGTAGTGCTAATGCAGCTGAAATTGCTAAATTGAAGACTGGCAAGGCTAACGCTGCTGATGTTTATACTAAAACAGAAGCGGATGCTAAATTTGAGCTAAAAGCGTAACAACTTAAAACAGTAATTGAAGGCGGGGGCGTCATACGCCTTCGCCTTTATTTATTATAATCATATGGGATATTACGAGAAATTATCGTCAGCCATATATAATGACATAATGAGTGGTCTTAGAGGTTATAGCTCCACTCCAACAATGTCATTAGAACAGTTAGAGGATGATTGCGTTGATGAAAGACTTCAAATTATTAAGGAATATTTTATTAAGGGATTAGTTCCTAAGAAGGACTTACTGATGACTATACCTTGTATAGAAGTTGATTGTAAGAATATTGAAAGGTGTAGATGTAATGCTAGTCCATGTGACACATTAACTGCTCATTTTGAAATTCCTCAGCTTCTTACAGAGTTCGGAGAAGACGGTATAGAATATATAGGAGCTACTGATATGAGTAATCCATTTATATATTATACTAATCCTATCGTAATGAAGTATCATAAATATAGAGTAAGAGGAAAGAATAAACCATACGTGTGGATTGATATAACTCCTAACGAGAACAATATGTACGATTGCTTTGTATTTAATGCTCCATTATTAAAGAAAGTAACAGTAGTGGCAATATTAAAAGACCCTAGACAATTAGATTGGTTCGGATGCTGTGCCCCTGTTGATATTAATAATATGACATTCATTGATGCTGAAATTAAGAAGAGACTAACTGAAAAGAAGATTCGTTATTATAGGCAGCTCGCAGCTCCTGTTTTACCTAATGACCAAGTACCTAAATAATGGAGAATTTTAATTCAGCTTATTATCAAATGAATCTGCTCTATGGAACAGAATTGTCTCCTGAAGAGTTCGAAGAAATTGGACTGATTGCCTGGCATAAGATAGGTAACAGGAGAACTAGATTATACAGGTATGTTACTGATATTCAATGCCCTGACAACACAGTGGATTTACCTTGCAACTGTGACATAATTGAAGCAGTCACTTATGGCTTTGAAGAGTGGAATTACGTTACGAATGACACAGTAAACGGAGATTACTCTTCACAGTTTACTGAAAACTATATAGAATCAAGAAAGCTTTATAGTGACCCTCTCTATATAAGTGGCAAGTATGCCAAATTTGAAAGAGTGGGTGATACTTTATATTTTGAAAAGAACTACGGACAGGTAAACATTCTCTATAAGGGCATTCTGGTAGATGAGGACGGGTTACCTGAAATCAATTATAAAGAGAAAGACGCCATTGCATGTTACTGTGCTTGCACTAAGAGATTTAAAGAAGGTTGGAAGAATCACAACCAGAATATGTTACAGGAAGCACAATTATTGGAACAGAGGTGGCTGAAACTATGTGACGCAGCCAGAGTTTCAATTCATTTAAGTCAAAATGACATGAATGAAATCTTAGATGCTAAAACTAGTTGGAATAGAAAGATATTTAATAAGTCATATAAGCCCTTAAAATAATATGAATTATGCTTTAGGATATGCCTTTAACATCCATGACATGTTTGCTGGTTTTGATACCAGCAGACTTGACTTGGATAGTAAGACATGTGAGGAATTAATAGGTAATAGACATAAAGAAGTAATTGCTAAGCAAGTGTTTAAATACGCAGTTAAGCTAGTAATTGATGATATTATACATAGAAACAATAGATTTGAGCTTCCAACTTTAGGAAGAAATGCCTGGTTATACATGAAGAGAGTTTCTGGTAATGAGTTTACCGAAGCTAGACGATTTGGTAAGTGGAAAGATGTAGACTTTCTAGCTTCTGATTTCTGCGGATATAGAATGGTATTAACTTACAAGAATCAAGAGATACAAAGGGAGAAGATGGCCTATCTAGACCCTGTTAATAAGAACGTAATCACAGAGAATACTAACAATGGAATGCAATACTACTAAGAAGTTTACTGATTATACAGACGAAATAATGAAGGAATTTCCATATCTTAGTAAGCATGACATAGAAATTATTGTTAGATATGGCTGGAGACAAATATACTTCTTAAACCAAAGAGGAGGAGATACAATCCTTAATAGCCATAAATATAAATATTGGTTATATATAGGGGAGTTAACTAAGAATCCTATTAAGCATTTTAGATATTACAGGAGAAAGATGCAGAACAAGTTGAGAGTGATGTATACTAGAAAGAAGATTCAATGGGACGGGTACTACTATGTAGCCTTAACCAATGAAGAATACGAAGAACTACTAGAATCTTTTAATAAGAAAGGCAGGAAGAGGAAATATTATACCTTTAATAATAAGAAGGTATTTAAGATTCTAGACGAATGTAAACTATCATTCTCTGGCAGTCCTTGTATTATAAAATTCAAAGGGCTTGTAGATTTAGGATTCTCCTATAAGAAAGAAGTACTTAAATGTGAGTATCCAGAGATAGCGTTCACAAGAGATAGAAATGCTAAGTTTGAAGACATCTTAGTAAGTAACGACAATTATGAATATTTATAACAATGAAACAAGAAGCAACAAATACCTTTGGAGATGGAATGATAATGGACCTAAATCCATTAACCACTCCTAACAATGTACTTACAAGTGCTCTGAATGCTACTATGATTACTTATAATGGTAATGAATTTGTGCTTCAGAATGATATGGGTAATGGTAGAGTTGAAACTGCCTATTTACCTTCAGGCTATGTTCCAGTTGGAATTAAAGAATATGGAGGAATAATATATGTTGCGTCATATAATCCTCTTACTAATAAGGGTCAGATTGGCTCATTCCCGTCTCCAGAGCGTAATATTAGTAGTAGTGAAATAAACAAAGCTAAAGACCCAATAATAGATAGCTCTAAATTTAAATTGAATCAGGGTCAGTACATATATAAGTTCAAACTGTTCGGAGATACAGGTAATACAATCATTCGTTCTGGAGACAAATTCTCTATAATAATCACTTCCGATATTACCTTAGAAACTCTAAAGACTTTTGTTAGTAACTGTCTTAATACTACAGAGGGCAAAATAACAAGCCCTAAGAATAAGCTATTGAGTATAACAGTGGCTGTGTTTGATTCTAATAATAACCTTAGAGATATTACTAGTCAATTGAAGAGAATAGACCAGAATAATAAGGTTATAGAGTTTGATGCAACTACATTGCCTGAAGTTAAATATAACACTGGGTATTATATGCAATGTATTCCAGAGTCTACAATAACTGATGACTTGGTAGATAATTTTAGAGAGAGGTATGCTGCTAATACATATAACAATAAGATATCAGGAGAGTTGTATATAATTACTAAGCTTAACACTATATCAGCATTAGATGTATCTGTCAGCGGGCTTAAGAATCTTGATAAAGACTCAGAAGAGGTGGATGGAATAACTGTTCCAAAAGATAGCTCCTTGGTTATATTCGACACTACGTATAAATACAATTGTCCAGATGGTTATTATAAGGACAACCCTGCGGATATGTCTGACTCCATGAGAAGCAAATATTTGTCCTATTATGGTATAGAGTCTGATTTTAAAGGTTCAAAAGGAGACTTCTCTAGCTTTATAAAAGGTATTGAATTTGACTTGAATACTACATCTACAAGAAGTTCAAATAAGTTCTATCTTCCGTTTATTATAAATGAAGAATCTTCCATACCAGTTTATAATGAATCCTCTTCCCTTTATATATCTGAACAATCGGCAGGCTATGTAGTTAACGATACTAGTAGTATTATAAACTTTACCATTACTCCCTACATGACGTTTGGAGCATTAGCTGGATTAGCTGTAAATGGGTCTATTAATTTAGACCTGCTAGGTTCTGGAATAATAGAGATAAACACATGGAAGTACTTCTGTGAACAGGACAATGTCACTATTACTTGGGGTTTGGAAGCATATCCCAGAACTGGAGACGAGATTCAAGAAGTGAAATTCATGTTCTATGATGTTCTTAACCCCTCCCCAGAGAAAGTAATTCTAGAATATCCTTTGGCTAGGAAGAGAAGCTATAACGGAGTGTTCACTGAAACTTTAGCTTTCGGTAGTACACTAGCCTATGGTAACTTATATTTAGTTAGAGTTGTAATAACAACCGTTAAAGGAAATGTATTAAACAAGTACAGGTGGTTATTAACAACACCTCTTTATAATAAGTTGTACTTTGGAGTACAAGACTTCGGGCAAGACTTAGATACCATATCTAGCTACAATAATGTCGATTTATCAGTTAGCACTTCGTATGGCATTCAGAACACATCAGAAACTAAGACTGCTCCATATTCTGCATTGTTTAATGAATCTGGGGGAGAACAGAAGATTGAAGTTCATCAATATACTAAATATTCTTCTATAATAGAGTTAAAAGATAGTACTACAATAAATGATATTGACAACTATCCATTCACACTAAACTTAGAAAGTATAAATACCACATATACTTTAAAAGATGCTACTGTGAGTATACCTAATATAGTATACGTGGGAAGTATGGCAAACATAAATTCCTTAGATGCATATATACATGCGAATAGTAAATTATCACCTACTGTTAATATAGATTGGGATTCTTTTAGTTCTCCAGAGTTTACAGCTGTAATGGACAATTCTACAGGAAGAACCGATGTTAATTTAAAGCTAGTGTCAGGACTTATATCAGGAACTGTGTTAGATACATACACATTTGAGAATCCATATCAGTCATTTATAGACAATGGAGATAAATTTAATAGGATATTTGGATATGACTTTCTAGATGAGAATAATGATAAGAGTCCTATAGCTAGGGTAGGTGTAGCCTTCAACGTCAGAAAGAAAGCTAAAACTGTATGGAGACATATGCCCAAATTTACTAAAACTAGTAGATATAACATGGAATGTCCTATAGGTGATAAGGATAGGAATGTCGGAGACAATTCTGATAAGGGCTGGCAGTATTTGAATAATAAAACTAGGTCTAAGGTAGTTGAAGTTATAGACGGATATTATGGGAGACGCCCTTTATGTATAGTAGTAGGTAATGCCGGAATGATAAGCGGAGATGCTCATGTGAAGAAAGATTCAAACAATGGCTATGACAATCTAGCCCCAGGAGTTATAGACATGACTAGAGTAGAGATGTTATGGTGGTACAACGGAGCTTCCTATGATTATGTGCAGTCAGCTATGTATTGGAATGGTGTAGCTCCGTCAAGGGATTATACTTCGGTAGTCTACGATTTGTTTAAATATGTATTACTTCAATTTGGGGAATCTGTTACTAAACCTCTATTTGGACCTGAGCTTATTACTTCCACTTACAATAATAAGTATAGTGCTACATTACAAACAACCACTTTAATACTTAAGAATGTAAAGGAGGATAGCCAAGATAGTGTGTTTAGTACTAAATCGGGATTCTTTAATGAAGCGACTATTAAGGAGAATTTGCAGACTATTGCTGATTCAATAAATGATACTATAGATGCAGACACACTGTTCGAGTTCGTTGACTTTAAACTACAACCATTCTCTGTAGAGGAAACTTCAGAAAGAACATATTTAGTGCAGGATATGGTGGATACATATAACAGATTACAGTCCATAGAGAATAAATCAGCACTCCCCATAGTAGCTATAACAGATGAAGGGGTTATATTTAGCGACACACTGCTAAACAATCAAGTTTATTACTATGGTAAGAATGGAAATGATTTAGTCGTATATAATCCTAGAATAGCTGGCCAGCCTGGTTATGACCTATTACAAAATCTTAAAATAGGTAAGCATGAAGGCAGAATTACGTTGCTGTCAAATCCTATGGGTTTAATGACCAGAGACTTCTATACAGAACGTGATGGCAGTAGGCTTTGTTATGTTGGCATTCCAGTAATTTCTTTCGGAGACGCTATTAACTCTATATCTGCAAACAACTTACAATGGATAAACGTTACGTAATATGAGACAGTTAAATGATTTTACAAGTCCGTTTGAGCTTATAGATTTAGAATTTCCAGCTTTGTCACTGTCATACTATTTGAATCAAATACGACCATACGGAAATATAGTATACGAATACAATCCGTTGCGTAATTACAGACTTTCGTCTGATACTGTTATAAACGGAGAATTAGTAGAAGCAGGAAGTATTGTGGATTTAGATACAGATGGATTTAACTTTAGTCTTAACAATCCGCTTGAGATAGATGCACAATCGTCGTATGACGGTTCTGTAAATTTAATATTTAATGACAACAGGAATATCCCTAGACTAGTTAATAGTAGATTCTCTGTGTTACAAAATAACACCTATGAGGTAGTAGATAGAATAGGTAATAATGATACCAATCTATACGATAGTGAACAATTTGATTTAGATACATCTTTGTATAAAAGGGTCAACACAATTCCAACCATCACATTTAACTCTGTATTGCCTTCTGGCAACCTTAAAGTTGGTAATTATGTAATATATATAAAATATGCGGATGCTGACGGCAATGAAACAGACTTTGTTGGAGAGTCAGGAATAATTTCTTGTTTCATTGGAGGAGATAGGGACCCATTCTCTATTGACGGAGGTTTTAGGGACCAGCTAGCTAGTAAGTCTATATCTCTAACTGTATCTGATATAGATAGCAGTTATGATTATATAAAAGTTTATTATACTAGAAGCACATCAGACGTCGATTCCAATAGAGTAGTTACAGCTCATGAAATAGATAGAAAGTTTCCGGTTAGAAACAATAGTTGTAATGTCATCATAACAGGAAGTGAGGAAACAAAAGACATTCCAGTTAGTGATATAAATATACAGTACTCTATAATAGACAAAGCTAAATCACAAACTGTGTGTCAGAATATGCTGTTTTTAGGCAATTCGTGTAAACCAGATATGATGTACAAGGACTTATCTGACATTAGCCTGAGACTATTACCATATTTAATAGAATCTGATTCAGAAAGATTCATAGGTAAGACTTCTTACGATTACTCTGATTTGTCTGACCAGAGTTATAGCCATGAATATTATAACACGTTAAACATATATAATAAAGTTGGCTATTGGAATGAGGAGATTTACAGATTCGGTGTAGTATATATAATGAAAGACGGGTCATTGTCGCCAGTGTATAATATACGAGGTAAAAACGGAATCCCAAAATTCGAGGAATTGCAATCTGCCTACCTGCAAAGTGACCTATGGAAATATGAGAATAATGAGAAGGTTCGTAATTACATACCTATAGACGAATCGACTTTTGATGTATCTGGAACCAGCTATTTGGAGAACGCCAAAGGAGTACTTAGAATAAATACTGATTCAGATTCCAGAAAGGTTTATGGTATTGGAATAGCAATACCTACTGAAGTTTCTGAATATCTTAATACACTTGTACAAGGGTTGTTCATAGTAAGACAAAAGAGAATCCCGACTATATTAGCGCAGGCATATGTTATGCCTAGAGACCTAGAGGCCGAGGTTCCTTTAATAAATTATGGTGGTTCTTACATAGCAGAACGTTTCTTGGATAATGATAGAAAGTTGAATGAGTCTTATTTACCTAGATTATATACAATCTCAGATATGGCTAGAGTAAATAGGTCAGCCAAAGTAGCTATCTGCCCAGAGTATGATGTTAGACAATCTTACTTTAATCATTTGTTCACAGGTACAGAGTATGTGGTTAGAAAGGCGGACATACAACCGTCTATGACCACTCTAAGTAGAGATATTTACAATGATAGACATTATTACGTTGATAATTATTATGGTAGGAGAGAAGAGCAATTCTCTCGAGCTAAAATAATAGGAGTGGGAGACAACGTCCCAATTGCGGCAGTAGAAGACTACAATTTTAGAGGTAGGGCTGGGGAAGCTGAAGAGGGATTTAGATTTAGATATATAGAATCTAAGAATAAAGAGAAAGAAGCTACTAATTTAATTAGAGGAGCTTACTCTCCCTACCTAGGAATCATCGGAGACCAAGTAACCATAGGTAGTATAATTAACATCTACATCCCAGGATACTCTGAAGCACAAATGTCTACATATTTTAACACTAGATACGAGGATAATTCACCTTACTATTCTGTTAGTAGTCGGCTAAGTCTAGCTAATATAGACAGCCTGCTGTCATTGCAGAAGGCAGGAGGTGATTTATATACTTACACAGTCCCATGTTATAGAGGAGATTGCTATATATGTAACTTTACTCATAGACTGAATAGAAACTTCCAGGACCCGTCAGCTCCTACTAATGATGAAGTCGTAGACGAGAATACATGGAAAGATAATTATGATACGGAGAACACTGAGAATAATGCAAAGATTAATAGAGGTGATGTAAATGCTATTCAGTTAGGCAGCTGGATTACGTTTAAGGTATGTTCTTCTTACAATCTGTCCATTAGGTCCTTAGACCCAAGCTATCCTACCGAAGAAGGGCTGACTGGATTAAAGAGAGGATTTTACCCTTTGCAAGAATTAAGTCCAGCAGGAGCAACTAAGATACCCGAATCTTCGGTTATTAATGGAGGTTATAGCAGCACAACCAGTGAGAAGCAGGCATTCACACTGCCTGATGTTCCGTATATAAAAAATAGATTTGACACCAGAATTATGTACTCAGATATATCAGTAGGAGATGCATTTAAGAATGGATTTAGAGTGTTCCAAATGACTCACTATAGGGACTATCCTAGAACTTACGGAGGAATTATGAAGATGATTGAATTGTTTGGTAATATTCTTTGTATATTTGAGCATGGTATAGCTTTAATTCCAGTTAATGAACGTGCTGTAGCAGGTGAAGGTTCAGGCGGAAATGTCTTCATTAACACCTCTAATGTGCTTCCAGAGAATCCAAAAATGCTGTCAGATACCTATGGTACTCAGTGGCCGGAAAGTGTTGTACAGACCCCATATTTCGTTTATGGAGTGGATACAGTTGGAAAGAAGATTTGGAGAACTAATGGAGACCAGTTTGAAATTATATCTGATTTTAAGATACAGGAGTTCTTAAATGAGAATATTACACTAAGTGAAAGGGAAATGACACCTATTATAGGTGTTAGAAACGTTAAGGGTCATTATAATGCATTCAAACAAGATGTCATGTTCACTTTCTACGATGATTTATACGGATTTGAAGAGAAAGTGTGGAACATCTGTTATAATGAAGTTATGCAGAAGTTTATTACGTTCTATTCTTGGGTTCCCTCTTATTCTGCCAACATTGACAATATTCATTTTAGCTTTAATAGAGACACCTCTAAATGGATTAGTAAACTGGCATCTTCTGGCAGCTTATCGACTTCTGCTGATGGTATAGTTCTTAGTAATGTTGTCATAGACGATTGGGAGACCAAGGATGACATGAAGTTAACTAAACTAGGGCTTGTTAATAGGTCTCTTCCGAACACCCAAAATACTGGTCTAGAGATAGAACTTACATATGAGATAGTTAAAGATAATTTTGGAATGTATAAGCATTTTAAGATTATTACTGAAGGAGAGAAACAAAATAAGGTGTCGTACTTAGCTTTAAAAGAAGATTTTGAATGGACAGTTCCAGTTGTGCAACTAAATCTACAGTGTACTATAGATTATTTATACTCTTCAGAATCTGCACCACAAGACTTAGATGATTATGTTGCTGGATGGAAAGATTACGTGACATATAATGCAGGTTTGTATCAATCATCAATTGCCATAACTAAGCAGGAAGTACTAGACAATGGAGTTAATGAAGGTTTGAATTTAACAACAGACTTCTGGAAACATGGTCAGTCTGGAATCATTGATATTAAGGACAAGATTAAACCATGTTATTGGTATGGTAAGCAGCATCCATTTGAATATGAATTTGTAGTAGTTGACAACCCAGCTACACATAAAATATTCGAGAATCTACAAATTGTAAGTAACAAGGCTGTTCCGGACTCATTCCATTATGAAGTAGTAGGTGAGAGCTATGAGTTCCATGAGGACAAGAAGAACATGTATATAAGACAAGAAGCTACTAAAGACTTCTATCAATATAATGGTTCTGATATACTGTACAACAGGAATTTCTTAGACCTAAGAGGTAAGCAAAGAGACATTCTTAGAAACTGGAAACCCACTGGACAGAAAGTGAAATCTACAATGTTCCCATTATACTATGCTAGAGTAGATACATTTAATGAGATTGAGGATTACTACAAAGGTAAGACTGCTCCTAATAAGGATTATGTTAATCTATCAGGTTCTGAAATAGTTTATAATGAGAAGCTAGATGAGTTTAGAGTCTGGACTCATGCTAAGGCTGCTGATATTAAAGACCCAAGAATTGGAAGATTAAGAGGAAATATGAATTATCAAGGAGATGTTTGGAATATTCAAATTAATCCTATTATCTTTGTACAGCGAAACGAGCCAGCATGGAATACAGCAAAACTTACTAAGGAAACTATAGATAAGGTTCCTATCTCTGTAGGTAATTCTCCTATACCAAACGACTTAAAAGGATTTGATATAACTTCAGAAACTCCTGTGGAAGACTATATGCCTCAAGATTTAATAGACTTAGGATATGGACCTGAAGATATAGACACATCTGATTGGTGGAGTGGTAGGAAGGAAGCAAGACTTAGAGACAAATACATCAAGATTAGAGTAAGATATACTGGCGAAGAGTTAGCAATAATAACAGCATTAAAGACATTATATACAATAAGTTATGCGTAAAATTATGAAATTCCAATGGGGAAATTCGCTATTAAGACAAGGTATGGGGAGTATAACTCCCCTACAGTCTAGTAGCGACCTCTATACAGCAATGACTGGATTACAATCCGCTAACTTCGATAAATTCTCTCCCGCCAATAATCCTTTATTACAAGCTGGTGCGGCTAGTGGTGACATGGCTTCTAAGGCATTACTAATGAATGCTAATACTAATAAAGCTGTCAATGGATTATCTAAATCAGCTGCTAATATGGCAACTGGAACTGCTGGAAGTACTGTTAAACCTGGTGGAGGACTGTTTAGTAAAGCAAATATCGGTAACACCATGTCTAAGGCAGGAGGCTATGCTGATATGATTGGCAGTTTTATTCCGAAGAAGGAGCAATCAGCACTTACTACTGGCTTAAATCAGGGATATGATGCAGCAGCTAATATGATTTCTAGTGTACCTGGAGTAGGAACTATCGTTGGAGGGGCAATGAAGATTGGTGGTATGTTGTCAGATGGACTTACAGCTTTAGGAGTAGGAACCGACCAAATGACTACTACTGATAAGATTCTTGATAGTAAATTTATGAAGTTAACTCCAATGGGGTTAGTAAATGCTTTCGGAGCTAAGAAGGCTGATACTATTTATAAAGATAACGAAACCTGGGAACAGCAAGGTTCAGCTTATGGAGGTTCAATGGCTAAGGTAGATGATGCTCTCACCAAAAGTGGTAAGAAGTATGGAGCTTTCAGTGGTAAGGCTAGACGTAAAGCTAATGCACAAATAGCAGAAGCTAAACGGCAGCAGAATTTGGTATCTGATATTAATCAAGAAGCACAAGATGCATTTGCAGCTTCTAATTATAGCGGAATTGGTCTTAGAAATGAACTAGCACTTAGTGGAGGTTATAGAAATATGGCAGTTGGTAGAAACGGAATGAAGATACTAGATGCTGAATCACAATGGGCTAGAGAAGTTCTTAATAAAGCTAGAGAAGTTAATAAGCTTCAAAAGGGAGGTAAGGTAGACGGAATTACAGGAGCGGCTCCTAAGATAACATTTGAGTCTTGGTATGAAACTGTTCCTTCTGATAGAAACGATACTACTTCATATAATCTTAGAAGGGCCTTTGAGTTAGCTCCTAAGGAGGAATTAGAGGCCTGGAGAACATCTAGTGTAGAAGATTTAAGGAATGGGAAGAATCACCTAAACTCTGTCTATCTAAATCCTAAAACAGGTATCTATGAATTTATGAAGGCTAAGAATCATCCAACTCTTAAATATGAATTAGAGTGGTATAATTCTAAAGACCCAGAAGCAATAAAGTTCAGAAACGCTTATGATTTAGATATGTCTGGAGATTATTATAAATATGTTCCAAAGAAGTTCGCAGAGGGAGGTAAAGTTAATGTAATCCCAGACGGAGCATTACACGCACACAAGCATCATTTGGAGGATATTAGTCCAGAGTATGAACAAGTAACTAGTAAAGGAATACCTGTAGTAACGGAAGAGGAAGGTGGTAAATTGAAGCAACATGCTGAAATTGAGCGTAATGAAATCATCTTCAGGTTAGAAGTCACTAAGAAACTAGAAGAACTTATGAAGGACGGAAGCGATGACGCGGCTATAGAAGCTGGCAAATTACTTGCACATGAAATTATTAATAACACTGTTGACAATACAGGTCTAATGGAGGTAGTAGAATGAGAATAGAAATTGGCGATAAGAAGTATAATGTAGAGGTAGCTCAAACAGATGAGGAGAAGACCAAAGGATTGCAAGGCAAGAAAGAGCTTGCTGAAGATGAAGGTATGCTGTTCATATATGATGAACCTCAAACAGTTGGTTTCTGGATGCAAGATACTGACATTCCACTTGATATAATATTTATTGACGAAGATTTTGAAGTAATATCAGTTTATAAGGGACAACCGCACGATGAAACTATTGCTGAAGAAGACGATGTGCAGTTTGTATTAGAAGTAAATCAAGGTTCTGGAATTAAGGAAGGAGATGAGCTTGACATAGATGACGATGATGAAGTACCAACTATGAAGGTTATAGCTCCCGATGGTTCCACTCAAATGGAATTAAATGGAGGAGAGAGAATCTTTAGTAGAAAGAATACTAAAACTCTTATTCGTATGGCTAAGAGAGCAGATAAATCTAAGGCAGATAGAGATTATAAGGCACTCGGGAAGAAGATGTTTACCTATTTAAAACAGCAAGATGAACGTGAGCCTGAATATGTCGTTCAAGAGTAAGCATGGGCGTAAATGAAAGGCATAATATATAAATACACATCTCCCAGTGGTAAGTGTTATATCGGACAAACAATTAATGAGGACAGAAGAAAGCTTCAGCACAAGAGAGCTGCCTTTAATGAAAATCATAAGGAATATGATAAGCCGTTTTATAGAGCACTACGCAAGTATGGATGGGATTCCTTTGAATATGAAGTATTAAATACCATATCGGCTGATATGGAGAAGGATTTGACAGATAAACTAGATGCCTTAGAAATATATTATATAGGACTGTATGACTCGTATAGTAACGGTTACAATAGTACCATAGGAGGACACTCCCTTAGAGGTATAAACCATCCCTCCTACGGTACTAAACTGGACGAGGCTCATAAAGCTAAATTAAAGGCATCTAGAGCTAGAATAGTATCCCAATACTCATTAGATGGAAATTATATAGATACTTATGATAGTGCAGCGCAAGCGTCTGAAATTACTGACGCAGATTCTTCAGGAATCATAGCAGCTTGTAGAGGTAAGCAGAAGTCCGCAGGAGGCTATCAATGGAGATATGGATTCTCTGAGAAGTCTATACCTCCCGTTAGTTATAAAGAACCAGCTAGAACACGTAAATTTGGCAAAGACAATCCGAGGTCTAAACCAGTATATCAGTACACCTTGGACTATAAACTAGTTAGAATTTGGGAATCTGGATGTCAAGCTGAACGTGAAGCTGGGTATGATAGTACTAAAATAAGCAGAGTTTGCAACCATAAATTGCCTTACTATGGTAAGAAGAATGAAGATAAATATCTGTGGAGCTTCTCTGAGCTTCATGATGTAGAAACAAAAGATTAATTTGGTAATATCGTTAAGTATAACTAACTTTGTGGGAAAGTTAATGTTTAACGTTAAATAGTAATTAACATGAAAATTCAATCTAAAATTTCACGATTTCAACAGGGTGGTGCAGCTCCTGTACCACAAGACCCCGCAGCAGGAGGCGCACCTGCTGAAGGAGCACCAATGGAAGGCGGAGCACCGGAAGGAGCACAAGCAGGTAATCCTATGGAACAGATTCTTCAAGTGGCAGCACAGGCAGTGCAAACAGGTAACTGCGAAGCAGCTCTAGCTGTATGTCAGACTCTTATGTCGGCAGCACAGGGAGGTATGGGACCTGGAGAAGCTCCTCAAGAGGAACCAACCTTTGCAAGAAATGGTTCTAAACTTAGAAGAGTTAGATAATCATTTAACAAGTTAGAAAGGGGCATATATCAAACAGTATATGTCCCTTTCTTAGTTTATAATACGATATGTCACAAGCAATAAGAAAGTATCAAACTGGTGGCAAGTCCTCACAAGAACCAGAGCTGTTTGAGTGGAAAGATGTTAACAAATATAACAAATCAGATTTAGTATCTGGCTTATATAGAAACATTGACACCTATATACAGAATAACGGACTAAAAGGGGACAAAGCTGACCAATTCAGAAAGGCTGCTGGTCAATTCATAGAAGGTCTTAAGTCCGGGACTGTGACTATGAATGGAGACGGAACCTTTACAGATGCTTCTGGGCAAATGAGCAGTACTGGTAAATATGACAAGAAATTTCTAGGATTAGGTACTAAGAATACAGAGAACAATGCATTTAACAGAGTTGGTGATTATGCATTAAGCTATATTAAAGGTATGAGTCCTTATAAGGCACAGGTTGAAGAGAAACCTCAAACTAAGGCAGCTCCAATTTCATTTAAACAAAGACTAGCTAATATAGCTATGGGAGGAAACTGGGATGATAGTTTATGGAGGAAGTTTAATTCACAAGACCGCTTAGGATTCCTAAGACAGGCAATACAATCTAGTCATAATGATTTCGTTAATAATCCAGAAGCAGAATATAACAAAGATGTATTCGGAACTAGAGAGAATTGGATAGAGAGAAGCTCTAATCTATTAAAAGCTCTAGAAGACAATAAATATGACCCTGAAGACCTAAAATTCTCTGCCGCTATGGGCTATGGAGATTTAGGCGCTTATCTAAATGATGAAGTCTCTAAAGGAGGTAGTGATGTAAACTTGATAGATGCTTACAGGAAGTCCTTAATAGCAGATGCCAAAAGTAAAGGAATATTAGGAGATGAAGCAATTAACGCCTATGTAGAGAAAGGTCTAAGAGACCAAGCTAATAAGGAGAAAAAAATAATAGATACTAACAAGGCTGAACTGAAGACTGAAGCTACTAAGAAATACTTTGAGGATTATAGAAAGAATAATCAGTTTAAATCTTCCATGTCAGGACATTTTGGCAATGTTAATCCTAATTACAATATTGACAATTTACTGGATTACTTGAAAGGTCAACCAGATATAGCAAATTATTTTACCAATGTATTAGGAAGAACCTCATTTAGACCAGACAACGGACAGCATATAGTTAATAATATGGATGCTGCCTTGAGTGTCATGAGGTCACAGTTCCCAGACATAGGCGATGGCTTTGTAGCAGTGCCCACTACATATGATTTCAATAATTATACTAGTATAGCATATAATCCTGAAACTAAACAGTACAAGGAAGTATCTATGCTAGATATACCTGCGTTGCAACAGATAGCCTATGCTCATTATGAGAATCCTACTGATAGTTCAAAACCTAGAGTTGCTCCTAGAGTACCAAAGCGGGGAGGTTCATATTTCCAACAGGGAGGAAGTATAGGGTTTAATAGGGAAGCTGCTAACACTGAAATACTTAAAGCTATTAAGGAGAGAGACGCTAAACGTCAAGCTGACAAGGAAGCTAAAGTAGAACAATCTGTAGCATCTGGTAAATCTCCACAACAAGCTGTCAATGATAGTAGGAAGCCAGCAGATACTGGATTCACTGCTTCTGATTATGCAAGGCTTGGGGCTATAGGTGCTGATTTAATATCCATGATACCTGGAGCTGGGGTAGTAGGTTATGCTGGAACACTAGCCAATTTTGGAGCTGATTGGGGCCAAGATGGTCTTGACTGGGGAGATGCAGGACGTTTAGCTATGAATTTAGGTTTAGATACAGTTGGATTAATTCCCGGACTAGGCGCAGCGGCTAAAGGCAGTAAGGTAGTCAAAAATCTCATAAAATGGACTCCAAGACTATTATCGGCAGCAGCTGCAATAAACTATACAGGCCCTGGTATAGAATCGGCTAGAAAGCTAGCCACTAACCCAAAAGACCTTTCTGTAGATGATTATAGAAACTTAGCTGAATTAATAAAAGTTGTAGTTGGGGGTGGTAAAGGAGTTAAACGCCAAATACAATCTAGACAGCTTAGAAATGCCGCTGCTACTGGAAATCATGTAATAACTAGCGCTACTGGTAAAGAATACACTGTCACTGGAGCGCAGTTGGACGAGATAGCTAGTCATGGTAAACTCAAAGACCAACAGGCAGCTTTCCAGAAGATTACTAAGAGTGATGATAGATTAGGTCGTCAGGTTAATTTCTCATGGCACAATCCGTTTATAACCAGTTTGCCCAATTCTGTAGTAAGACCAGAATACAACTTCAACAAAACCAAAATAGTTAGTACCACTAAAGGTGATATTGAAGTGCCTCTAGTCTATTCAAATTCAGAGAAAGGAATAGTTAAAAGAATGCAAACTGGAGTTATATCTATTCCTGGCCTTGATAAGCCAGCTCAATGGTACAACTCTTTCAAATACAGAAATCTTAATAAAGGTCAAGCTAAGCCTTCAGAGCTGTTAGCATTACCTGCCCCTAATCAAGTAACTCCGTCTAACAGGGTATTTCACATGGGAGATGGTAAGTCAAGACAAGTTGTAGACATTACTGACCCAAACAAGCTGGCACAAACTAGAGCCACAGGAGATAGAAACAGACGTAATGAAGCTATTAGGAATGAAAGACTTAATAAGCAGGCTGAAGCTAGAGAAGCTCAAAAAGCTAGAAATGAAGCTTTGACTGCATGGGCTACTAATCAACCTTCACCTAAACAGCCATTAGCTGGAGCAGCTAGAGCTAATAAGGAAAGGACTTACAGAGAAGTATTCCAACCAGTAGCTGAACGTGAGTACAATAAAGTATGGGATGAAGCTGTTATGAACAGAAAGGATTTTGGATATGAGGATATGACTCCTAGAAGAAACATATATGCTCCACCAACTCCAACTGAGATATTTGTAACACCGTCTGCTCCTATTAAGGATAAGAATGCCAGATACTTATGGGAATTAGTTAATCCGCCCAAACGTAGTACTGCTCATGTTAAAAGAGAACTTCCTAAGAAGCAATCTAAACCTAAGACTAAGAAGAAGTCTAAAGATGACAGAGTTACTAAGAAAGCTAACGGAGGAGTGTTAATTCCTAAATATCAAGGAGGTAAAGGTATTAGAAATTTATCATCTGCTAGCGACTTAAGTTGGAATAAGGATATATTAGGAAGTAGTGGTTATAATAGTACTCTTGGCATGATTACTCCAAGTAACGCTTGGAATTATAATGATATGCAAAGGGAGTATAGTACTTTAGGATTTGGTCCAAACAAACCTGGAGCGGTTAGATTACCATACAGTGATAAGGTGGCTAGCTATCAAACTGACTTTAATGCTAATACTAATATTAACACTGGAACTATAGCTGGCTTAGAAAGCTCTGGAAGAATCAAAGGTAGGGGAGGAAGTTCTGATAATAATGCACAAGGGTACGTTGCTGATGGTTACGCAGGAGATAAAACTTGGTTAAGACATCTAGGAACTAACAATATCAGTGCTGATAATCTAGCTAAAGTTAGAGCTGGAGTTAATGATAATATTGATGTTGTTAAGAATTTAGACACCGGGATGTTGAATTTTATGCCTAAAGCTAAGGCAGCAGGCATTACTAGTGGAAATCCACAACCAGCTATGCCAACTAAATTAGAATCTCCAGTTCCAGCTATGGGTAGTAATCCTACTAAGAAGCAAATTAGAGATGCTAAAAGGTCACAGAAAGCTGCCGGAGACGGTACTGTACGCGGAGCAGCTGGAGGTGAAAAGAAAGGTTTAGGAGGTTTTAGTGTATTGCCAGAGGATGTGATAGCATTAGGCAGAATGGTTGGAGGATTGGCAACTAATAACAAGGCAGCTGAACAGTACAAAGCTGGACTAAAACCATTGCTAATAGATACATATGAGAACACTGTACCCATTACTGGTAACTACTTTGCTAAAGCATCTGCTGATAGGCAAGCTTCTAATTTGACATCTCTTGCCGCTAGACCTAGAACTTCTGATGCATCGCTTCAGCTTGCTGGAGAATTAGAAGCACAGAACAAAGCTGGTGATATAAGATTCCAAGGAGATATGGCTGATGCTGATATGTTCTATAAGACAAGAATGATGGCTCAACAAGAGTCGGATGCTGCTAAAGCTAGAAGAACTGATGTTGCCAATAGAAATAGAGCTTCGATGCTACAAATTGATGCTGCTAAGGCGCAAATTGATTCTGCTAAGACTACAGCTAATTATCAGCAAGTTATTAATCCTTACCTATCTGGCATTGAAAATCAATTCAGACAGAATAGAGCAGCTCGTAAACAATACGATGCTGAATCTTATAGACAAGGATTATTATCTACAATGCAGCCACAATATGATGCAGCAGTTCAAGCTGGAGATACAGCTAAACAGCAACAATTATTAAGACAGTACAATACAGATATGCTTAATTATTCTAGAAATAATGTTGGAATGCCTTGGATGTTCCAAAGAACTACTCCTTCTCCTAATACCCCATATACTTATGCTAAGGGTGGAAGGTTGACAGCCCAGGAAAGGATTATAATTCAAAGAGCTAAGGATTTCAACAGAAGAATGCTAGCAGATAATAAGCAATTCCATAAAGACATAATGGCAGCGAAGAAGCAACATGCTGATATGATTAAACATATGTCTTCATTAACTTCTGAACTAATTAAGAAAGGAATGTCATGGAAATAATAAATAAAATACAGAAGCTACAGGGCGGGGGTATTCCCGCCTTTGTTAGCTATACTAACGTTCCTCAACCGCAACCTACAGCTCCCTATGTTGAAGGAGCAATGAGCAGCAATGCAGAAGCAGATAAGAATACAATAGGAGGTATAGATAAGTCATTGATTACTGCTCTGTATAAAGAGGGTCTTATTAGCGACACTGATGCAGTAGCTGAAGAAATAGGTAATCTATTCAGTAGTCAGAACAACCCATTCAATCCAAATCAAACTGCCACAGCTTATAGAAGAACTCTTCAACTAATGGCAAGACTTAGAGAGGGCAAAACTCAACTAAAAGATGCTATAGCAGAGTCACAGAAGAACGGCTCCTTTGGTGAAATGGCGATTACTACTGACGGTAGATATTATGTGATGGGAGAGGACGGAATTACTACTAAAGCAACTCTAGAGCAAGGTGATAGAGTTCTTACTAATGCAGACCTGGCTGACCTACGAGCTAATAAATTGCCGTATGCTAATAATATATCAACTGTAATTGCTAATGGAGTCAGCATGGATAGTATTAATAAGACAGTATGGGACCTCATTGGTAAAATAGGTAAGGATAGCACTTCTAAAGAGTTCTTTAAAACTAAGAAAGGTAAAGATATAAAGGAGGGAATAGACGAATTACTAGCTGCTGGACAGGACGGAGTGTATAAAATTACAGAAAGTAATACTGACCAATCAAAGAAGGCTAGAGTAGCTCTTACTTACTTGCTGTCTACCATGCCTAATAATGCAAAGGCTTTACTAAGAGGTAAGGCTGCATTGTCTGGATTGGACCCTACTAAAGGTGCATATGAATTACTGGCTGGTATGATTTCATCTGGAATTGATTCTGACTATTCTATTAAAGTAGATTATGATAAGAATGCCACAGAGGGAGCATCTGAATCTGGCTCTAAATCTAATAAGACTATGCAGATTAAACCTATTATGTCTTATTACATGGGGGAGAATGGAGATGCTGGTAAATACATACTTAATCCCGGACAAGGTTACCAAATGGAAGCGGATGCTGTATTTTATGGTACACCACAAGGACAAGACGGTAACTTAGTTGCTAAAGGCTCATTAGAGTCATTACTAATGTCTGGAATTGGAGGTATTGTTGACAACAATAGCATTCATTTAGGCAATCAGAAAGTTGATTCTTCTAAATTTGGGCAGGTGCTGTATGACGGAACTCAACTTGCAAGGGCAGTTCTACCATACACATATGACCAAAACGGCAGTATAGCTCCAGACTTTGAACTTATGCCTAGATTCATTGAAGCTCAAAAAGAAATAGAATCCAGAGGAGCTAATATAAGTGCTGATGAAGTGCAGAGCATACTTATGAAGCATGACTTAGAAGGATATATGGTGCAAGATGCTAACGGAACACTAGTTTGGGGCAAATCTAAATTCCGTCCTTTCTTAATGACTAACGTATATGCTAGCGGGGAAGACCCATGGTTTGGCAGCAAGAAAGGTGCGATTGATGTAGATAGGGCAGGGGAAGGTTATATGACTAATATCAGAAGTATGCCTAATGTTGACCCTGATGATATAGAGAACTTATTTAAAGGAACACTTGGAATGAAACCTTATGATGACATATATAAAACAGTTGCTTATATGCCACTAAGAGAGAGTGCTGGATTAGCTCTTAACGTCGCTGGCGAGAATCCTACTGTACCTGCTGACTGGGGAGATATGACAATCCTAAAAGGAAGAGCAGCTAGAGCATCCAAATTAGACTCATTTATGACTCCAAGTACATCTAAAATATTAAATAATTGATATGAATGATATAAAGAAACCTAATGATTGGTTTGTAGCTCAATTAGAGAATCCTTCATTTACTATGGACAATTTTAGAGATGTGGGATTAACAGCTGATAATACTGGATTACTAGATAAGAATACTTACAGGAATAGTAAGTTTGTCCAAGAAATGTTTAAGGATGAGAATGGTAAGTTTAATGAAGTGGCATTTAACCAAAAGTATGATAGTGCTGCATTTACTTATCAAAAGTTTGCCAACGACCAATTCGAGGATACAATCATGGAGGACGTTGATTGGGACCCATATTCTCAATTAAAACCTAATGATGCAGAGGATAGACCTATTAATTTTAATGTTAGAAGGGTACTTAATCCTGATAGATTGAAGACTGGTGTGTCACAAATAGGACGCACAGATAATAGAGAATGGACAGCATCAGAACTAGCACAAACACAGAAGGTATTTAACTACGAAACTGGTAAGTACGAAGACTATACTCCTAATGATAATGTTCTATTTGGCAGCCCATTAGGTTTCTTGAAATCACTTTCAGAACCTTTAGTACTTGCCCAATGGGATTCAGACGGAGAGCATAAAGACCCATACTCTGGCAGAATAGTTAAGCATAGTAAAGGTGACCTTAAATACAATGACGAAGGAACCTACTACTATGAGACACTAGCCGGAAGAGAAGCTTATGGTCGTAAGTTTAAATCTATGTTTGACAGTTTCACAGTAGACGGTTCTGCTGCTAATAAATATGACTTCTTTGATTCTGACGGACTTGATAAGTCTGTTACTGGTACTGTTATGAAGACAGTGACTTCACTAGCACCTTTATTTGTACCTTATGTGAATTTGGTATATGGAGGAGCTATGATTGGTGCTCAGTTAATGGATATACTACCCACTATTTATAAATCTACTCTAGGACTGAACGAAGATACGCCTACAGCTAATCTAATACAAGGTATAGGTAGAACATTTAAAGGCTCTAAATCAGAATACTCTCAAGGTAAATTGATGTCAGCAGAGAATTTCTTTGATTTAGTAACCGATGTGGCATTACAGTGGGGACAGCAAAGAACTATCTTCAAAGGCATGAATGCATTACTAGGTACAGACAAGAAGTACAAAGCTGCAATGCAAGCTGCTGATTTGGAATCAACTAGATTACTGGCTTCTAATCCTGATAAATACAAAGGAGCTATAGGCAGCTTGTATGAGATGAATAGGCTTAAAGGTACAAAAGCGTTTGAGACTATTCTTAAAAGAAATAACAGAATGGCAGCTAATACAGCTCTAGGTTATATGGCTATGATGCAAGGTCTTGAGACTTTTGAAGATGCTATAGAGCAAGGAGCTGATAGAGCAGAAGCAGCAGCTATAGCATGGGGAGCAGTAGCTGGCATGTATGCAGTTGATAGAACTGGACTTGGTGAATTATTCTTCCCGGAACTTAAAGGAGACGCTCTCACTTATAGAAAGGCTATCTCACAAGTAACTGGAGAAATTAATAAGGGATTGGGTCAACTTGCTACCAGTAACATGCCTAAGCCTAACAAGCTGGCTAAGATGTTTAATACTGCTAAACAATACTCTTCTAATTATTGGTCTGACATTAGAAATCATACTACAGGATTCGTAGGTAAGGCCATAGGTGAAGGTCTGGAAGAAATGTCTGAAGAATTGGTAGTTGACCTATCGAAAGCTACATTTAACTGGGCTCAGGAAATGGGTTACACTAAGAGTAAACAGAAACTCGACGCTTGGGAGAATGCAGCTGAAAGATATGGTATGAACTTCTTCGGAGGAGCCCTTGGTGGTGCTATCTTCTATGGTGTAGATATTGCACAGAATAGAAAGGCTACTAATGAACAGACTAACCAAGAACTTATCTACCTTATTAGAAATGGCAGAACTAGTGAGTTAATGGAAGAGTTAAATGATATGCGGAGAAAGGGCAAGCTTGGTAATAAGAATCTGTCTGCTACTAAGACAGAAGATACAGACCAAGGCACAATATGGACCTCTCCTACTACTCCTAGTGACAATCAAAACGAAGCAGTCTATACCATGACTAAGAATTACCTACAGCATCTTGATGCTGTTATTAATCAAGAAGGGCTTAACTTCTCTGATGAACAGCTTCTTGACAAAATGGTAATGGGAGACATTAGGATGAAAGCTTTAGCTAGCTTTGAAGTATCAGACGGGCAGAAGTTCGGTAGAGCTATAGAGAATGGATATAATGGTAAAATGCTTCAAGATTTTAATAGTTTAGTTTCTGACATTGTAGAAGTTCGTAGAAAGATAGCTGCATTAGAGTCTAATACACAAGACACTGGAACAGAAAGTAAGAAGAGTACTACTTATGCTGACGACTTACAAAGGCTAAGACAAGAGAAGGCTGACCTTGATTTGAAGAAACAGAAATTCCTAGACGGAACATTCTCTGAATACTATACTGGTCAAATGCTGTTCGCTATTGATAATAGTGTAAATGCATTCTTCTATGCACCAACATTTAGGGATTTTGTTGAGTTTAAATCAGGACAAAGATTCCAAGATATGGCTCCTGAACAAGTTAAAGGTTACGAGTCTGATTATGCATCTTATAAACAGCAAGACAAGATGCAAGCTCTTGATACAGCCTATGGTATATTTAAGAAGCTTAATAAAGATTTCTCTACTAAACTTGAAGAAGGCACAGTAACTTACGATGATTATTATAAGTTCAAAGCATGGGCGTATAATAACCTAATTGATTTGAGAGCCACTGTTGACAAGTTAGATGTGCCAGAAGGTGCTGATGCTGAACAGGTACTTATTTCTAAATTAGGAAGAGACAAGAATATTAGACCAGTACTAAACAAGAAGTTCGTAAGAGAAAGATTCTCTCCTATTGAAGGCGAATCTGAAGTTGATGCAGACTTAAGGAGACAAGCTATTGAAGTTCAGAATCTAGAAGTAATCGGAAGAGTGCAAGCTGTAATACAACAAGCTATGCAGTTTGGATTTATGGATGCTGATACCAAGGAGATTCTATTAAGTGTACTTGGAGACAAAATCTCTAATGAAGCAGCATTTGATGTAGTGTTAAAAGCTATTGCAAATGATGTACCAGTTTTAGATATAGACGGGAACAGAATACCACATCCTATATATGATGCCTTATTAGAAACATTAAAAGACATAGACGGTAATAATTTGGATACTGTTATAGACAATATTCATAATATTCTTCATTCTGATGTACATAGAAAGAGACTTGTTTATGACACTTTAGACTTCATGGACAACAATGGGGATGTGTACCCTTCGGAAGACGCTCCTATAGTAATGGAGAAAGTCGAAGAGAGAATAAACAACTTCGAGAAGACATTTGTGCAAGCAGCTAAGGATATGGAAAGGCTTGTAATGTCTAATCCTACTAATGCTACTATAGCTCAATTAAGGAAGGATGTTTTACAAATCAAAACTAGTCCAGTATATGATTTCCTTGACCAACTTACTAATACTGTATATGGAAGCAAACTTACTATCTTTGACTTACTAAGAGATGAAAATAGAAGACTAGAGAATGCCCCTTCTGTATCTGACTACGTATTGGACGGTAATAAGGAGAAGGAAATAGACCAAGCATTCAAAATCATAGACATGCTTAGTGCTGTTATCGATGCCAGTTCTACTACTGATTTAGACATCAATAATCCATTTGGGCACAATGCTACTATGAATTACTTCTTAGAAACCTACTTCCCAAAGGAAGAGAAATATGGGATTATTAGAGGTGATATAGCTGCAATCATGAAAGAGGAGTTGGCATTAATAACTAGGCAACTCACATTCTTGAAAGAGTTGTCCAGAATGAATGCTGTTAATCAGTTCAGCAAACATGGTAGAACAGGTCAACAAATATCTAAATTGACAGCTAATATATTAAAGGGTAAGGATAGATACCAGTTCCTAAAAGAACTTAAGTATAAAGGCATGCAGCTATTTAAAGATATAGATACTATGCCAACCCCTACTCTTGATGATATTGACAATGTTAGCTATGACAATCCGCTTATCTCTAAGGAACTTAGTTCATTGCAGAACAAACTGTATGACAACTTCCAGGAGATAGTGCAAACTACTGGAGATTCTCCACAAGTTATATTGAAGGACCTATTCTCTGATGTAAGAAATCAATTCAACATTAATAACTTGGTAGAGCAAAGGAACACCAAATTTAGTCCGGAGACTAAATCTTTGGAGGATTATGATGTTTATATGCTGCTACATGCAATGGTAGCTCTTAAAAAGTCAGATTTTGATTATTACCTAAGAGAATCTCTTGTTGAGACAGACGCTAATTATGCTCCTTTATATTCACAAGAATATGCTGCATATTTGGCTACAGCTATGGCAGTTAATCCGGATATAATGAATGCTGCTGTTAATAATATAGATACTCCTAAAGGAACTTATGGTAGTGAGTTAATACGATACTGGAACACTGTAATGGTAGACGGTATTGGTGGTGCTGGTAAGACAGCTGTTATTGCTAAGTTAATTCAGAACATTGTTAAGAAGTACTATCCTGATGCAGAGATATGGAAAGTAGGTCCAACTAAACAGCAAGTAGATAATCTAGTGTCTTCTTTAGGAAGTGAAGGCAAAGCGTTTACTATAGAGGATTTAATGAGTCATGTATTGGGAGAATCTAACTATGCAGAGCTGTCTAATGACATATTACATAATAATAAGGAGTCTAAGCAGTTCACAATAGAAGAACTTGGCCCCATTACATCGCCTGGTGGAACAGTAATGGAATCTTATAGAGCTGCCATTATCAATGAAGATATAGAGTATAACGATGTTCAAACTCCGAGGCTTGTATTTATTGATGAGGCTACCTGGATAAATAGCCTTTATATGCAACATTTGTCTAACTGGGCACATAAGAATAATGTAACTATTGTTCCACTAGGAGACTTAAATCAGAATGGATATGAGAATCCTACCATCAGTGTCTATAATGTTAAGTCATCTGAATCTTTAATGGTCAGAACTCCTAAGCTGGATATTAGCTTACGTATTACTAATACTCAACAGAATGATAATAATACTACGGTAAATGCGGCTTTGAGTGTGTTGACATTTACTCCAGAACAAATGGCTGATTCAGAGAGTCAAGCTAATGCTGTTAATAATGTCAAAGATACAATAAGTAACATGATGGAGTTACATTATTATCAGGACGAAGACAATATCCTTAATGGAAGTAAATTTGTCACTGCTATTACCGAGGACGATGTTAGACAAATACTAGAAAGGGACGGAGAAGTTGGATATGTATATGATGATGAGAATACTCCTACTTATAAAATGCTAACTAATATGGCAGATAGTAGGATTATTATGCGTACTCCTAAATCAGTTCAAGGTTCTGAATTTAAACATGCTATAATTGATGTAAACTTCAGTAATTATAATACAAATACAGTCTCTGGACTTATTGATTATATGAAGTCATTTTACACTATGATGTCTCGTTCTAAGGACGGAGCTTATTTTATTAATAGAAACATGGGAACTATTATCAAAGAAGCTAATTTACGTCAAGATGAATACACATCTACTACTTCTGACCCTTCTGCTGTGATAGACAGATTCAAGGCAATCAGAATGGCTGCATTTGATGCCGAATTAGAAGGATATACTCCTTCTAGGAAAGCACAGGAGCCACCTATGCCTGAACCTGCTCCAGTTAATCCAGAAGAAGCTCCGGAGCCAGTAAAATCTACTGATATACCAGAGCCTACTCCCACAACTGAAGAGAAATCTAAAGAGGTACAAGCTCCTACATTTATACCACCTAGTAGAACTATGACTGGCACTAATGAGCTTGAAAATGAGTTCTTAGCAGATATAGAGGGTAAAGGAGAAGAATCTGTTATAGATGAATCATTACTAAGTGAACCTCTTTCTGGAATTAGAGCATACGGCTGGTATATGAGATATGGTATGGCAGAAACTTCCGATGGTAAATTTACTAGAGTGGTAAGGAATGATGTAGTTGATGATTTGAATGTCTTCACTAGAAGTAATGTAGAGTATGATACTAATACATTACAACCTGCCAAGGATATGTTAGTAGACGTTAGAAACTACTTGACATTTGGCGAGAAGTTTGATGCTGACTTCATTCAGAAACTAAGCGACAATGGTTATAAATACTTAGCTGGATTGGGTGCAGAAGTTTGGAATAATGGTACGTTCAATCTAGAAATCAGGAAAGATGATACTAACGAAGAAGGCACTGATAAAGCTAGAGACAAACAGGGTTATGACTCTACTAAAGTAGAACCTGTTGCGTTCAATATAGTATATAGAATACCTATGGAGAAAGGTAATGATTTACAATTCACTATAGGTAAATTAACCAATCCTGACACTTGGCAGAAATGGAACAATAATAACGGCAAAGATGCTGATATTGCTGCTAGAATTAGTAAGTACAAGAAGTGGTATAAGAATATGCAGAAGGAAATCTTAGATAATCCTAGTACTGTTAAATATCTCGGAATTGATGAAAGTGATATATCATTCTCTGCTGCGACTAGACTTAAGAAAGTTCCAGACCAAACTTGGAACTTGGATAAGGTTAGAGAAGCATTTCCTAATGCCATTATTAGTCCGATGTATCTTTATGCAGGACATGGTGGAGTAGCTATGGTAGATAAGTCTGTAAGAGGTAAAGGTGTAGTATTTGCCACTTCTAACAAACATCTTAAAATTGACGGAGAGAAAGTAACCGAATCTAATCTTGCAGAGATGTATCTAAGAATGCAGAAGAAGCGTAAAGCCGCGCTAGATGAAGCTAAATCTAGAGGTCTTAGTGATAAGGATGCTCAAGCTGAAGTAGCTAAGACGGTACCACCACTTATAAGAATGATAGTAGCTAATTCCAATGGAACCTTTATTGATAATTACTTTAGACTGTCTTTTAATGATTTAGTTCATACTGCTGATGACGGTAAAACTAAATTAGACAAGAATCAAGTAAAGGAATATTTAGGAACATTTGGAAGTAATACTACTGCTGCTAGAATGCTAGTAAGTATGTGGAATTACAGGTCTGGATTAAAGAACTTCATTAAGGCTTATGACACTTACAGACAGGCTAATAACCTTGATGATGTTAGAGGTACTTCTGAAGTTAATGAGTTTAATAGACTAATCGACCAATCTACTGTGGATGGACAGAAGAGAGTTCCTTGGGATTCTTCTATTTATAATGGATTTATGTTTAGACTTACATACGCAGATGCTATCAAGACTAATGCTCCTGGTATGGTAGTAAGACCTATAAATTTAAGTAGAAATGAATGGCAAACATTTGACTCTAACGGTAAAGTTCCTAGAACTCTTACATACGGTGTTTACATAGACCCTAAAGTAGCTCAAGCTCAACTATCTATATTGGATAATCTATTTAGTATATTAGAAGAGTATATTTCATTACCGGGTAATCCGAACTTCACCATAGCTACTAACGGCAGAGATATGGACAATATCTTAGCACAGTTAATAGCTGACGACGGAGCCATAGAATTGACTGACGGTAAGAATACTTATAAACATGCAGCATCTAATATAGGTGGAATGGGTGGTTCATTCAAAATGGTTGGATTGTTATCATCAGTTTACAAACTATTCTCCGCTGGTAAGAAATCAGATGAAAGTTATGTATTCCGAGCTAAGGCTAGAGACGGTAAAATGAAGGAAACTAGGTTAGAGGAGTTATCATTTAATATAGTTAGGGCAGTTAGAGATGCAGGTAGAGATAACTACTTCTCTGTACTAAACAATATGTTTAATGTGATATTCCATGGCACTCCAACTATTAAAGAAGGAGCTGCAACTACTACATATGCTCCATTTATAAATGGAATATATTATACTCCTAGAACTCCGACTTCACATGATAGTAGACCTTCTGATTTCTATCCAACTAGAAATAATGACAATCAATTCTATATTGATACTGCTATAGAAAGTCCTAACTTTGAAATAACCATTGACCCTACTGTATTATCAGAGAGACAATTTAATAAAGGAGTTCCACATAACAGACAGTCAGAGTTTGATAATAACATTACGTTAATTGCTAATGGAGTATCCAGTGCTTTCACTGGCTATACCTCAATAGACCAAATCCTTAATGATGCACGCAATGAATATCTAGAGAAAGGTGATATTGCATTAGATGAAATATTAAAAGGAGTAGCAACTAAGGTAAATACTAGTCTTACTAATGACATAAATAACAGACAGCTATTAATTAATAACGACCCTGTAATTCATCTAGATATGACTGTTGATGTTAACAACATGCCAGTCATTAATAAGGTACATACTCTATTACAGGAAATAAATGTTAAGAGTCCGTCTGTACTACCTAAAACTAAAGACGGAGAGATTGATACTACGGGTATTCAAAATGTTGATTATAGTAGTGGTAATTTACAAGATTTTACAGTATATTTGCAAGGTGGACAAACAATTAAAGGAAGCATTATTGGAAGTGAAGTTAATATAGTTGATACAGTGATGTATGAAGTTCCATTTGACCCTAATAGAGAACAGAAACTCAAGATATTCGAAGATACCATTGGAGACCATGAGAATCTTAGGGAGACCGAAATCATGACTGTTATCCAAGAATTGAGAGCTACTACCTCTCTTACTCCGGAAGCTGCTGATGCACTTCTTGATAAGATAAGATTAGTGGACAATCACTTCGAAGGTTACTTGACTGATGAGCAACTTGACGACCCTGACATATTAGATGTTATGGAATATATTAACAGTCTTGCTAATAATAAGCAAATAATTGATAGTCAGAACTGTAAATTAAATATATAAGAATAATGGCATGTACTAACTTTGACATAGGACTACATAGGATTGATGCCGAAAGTGTCCTTAGAGGAACAGTACTTAAGTTTAGAAAAGCTGAACCGTTGTCTACTACAGACTTCGTTCAGCATTTCTTTACTAACTTGAAAGGTACTAACCTATTCAACCTGGAGAGCGAGGCAGAATACGTCTCGCTTTCTAAGGTTTTTGAAGATTATATTAAAACATCAAGAATACTTAAAGATACACAGAAAGAACAGCTGTTAGCTGAATATGCACAACCTCTAGGTCAGAACTTTGGACTCTCTCCTGAAGCAACCACAATTGAGATAGCTGATAAGGACCTTATCATTCCGGATGCTCCAGAGAATATTAATAATGAGGTTTCTAACTCGGAGAAGAGAATACTTACTCCGTCTCTGAATGATACGTATGGCTCTGCTACAGTAGTAAAAGAGTACATGCTAAATCAATTCAGATATAATATAATTGAATCGTCTTTAGTTAATTTTACTGACGGTAAATTAATTAAGACTACCGATGATTTGAACATATATATTGCTAAATACAAGAATACTATGTTCAAGAACTTGGTTGATTATATTAAAATGACTAATGAAGAAGATGGAATTACTACAGATTTCAATATGCCTAATGCTATCTACATAGATGGAACTCCAGATGTGGAAGGTATGCAGAAAGTTCTTAGACTAGCCGATGAGTTGTTTAAGGATATGCCTAGGTCTAAACTAGATAATGCATATGTCTCAAGAAAGCAGAAGTTCGGAGACCTGTATAAGAATCAAATGCTGATTGATGCGTTTAATGCTTGGGCTGTACTGTCAAATGGTAATTTTGATACTATTCTTAAGAATCTATTCGGAAAGAATATGGAGATTAAGAACAAAGGATATATTGGAATAGAGATTCCCGTATCAGTTAATAAATATCAATTTAGAGCTGGTTCTAACATGGTTAAAACCTGGAGAACTAATGAGAATGTGGATGCAATATCTGAAATAGGTAATGTGTCTAGGTTACTTATTGAGCAAACTCCTGTGCTTAACTTTACCACTGGAGAGCAAATAAGGGACAATTACCTTACACTTAAACAGTTCTTGCATTCAATGAATAAGCTTAAAGACGAAGCGAACTTTCTATATTTTGGAGACAGACTGCAAGAATTAGTTATTAACTTCCATTCAGCTCCTAATTATTACTTGAAGAGGATTCTTGAAGAAATTATTAACAATGGGGGAGGTTCTAGAATATTTCAAATAAATGATTTGAATGTATTTAAATCTATTTATGAGAAGTTCTATAATGATAGCAGAGCTAACTCTCTATATAACATTATTAATAACGATTACAAGCAATCCAAAGCTATAACCACCTATGATTTGCTTGATTCAATATCTGGAGTTGTAGATAGAACTAATAATGCTAAGTACATTCAGTATGCCATGAATCAAGACACAAATGACCTAGATTCTATGGAAATTAAACAAACTAATGTCAACAGACGTAAAATCCAGAGAGAGAATGATATTGATATTAGTAATGAATTACGTGGCAACAGACAAGAACTACTTGACAAGTGGGGAGTAGAAGTACATAACGCTACTCTGGGAGACATCTCATTTAAATTACCTTATAATGGCGACACTATTACTCTTATATATAATAGGGCTGCTATTGGTAGTAAAGGTCAAAAGAAACTTGAGTTAAGTCCTTCTGATAAGGTTAAATATGGTTCATTAGATACTATATTAAAAGAGCCTTCATTTACTACACTAAAAGCAATCTATGAAGAGAATAACCCTCAAACTATAACTCCACAGGAGAGACTATATGTATCTTTAGTAGAGTTTATGGATGATTTCATTAATACTAGATTCCTAAATGGCAACATAGATTTACTGGCGGCATTTAAGAATGTAAAAGAAGCAGACAATCTAAAATATCTAACAGAGAACTTAATGTCTCTAGCTAATAGTTCTGCATTTGTAAATACAGTATATAATGAGTTCGAGACTAACAATCCAGACAACCTAGACCTGTATTCATTTATTAAGACCCTTAAATATTATACTGATAAAGTTGATGAGGATAGTCCAGAAGCTAGATTCTACTACGACAAGTCATCTAACTCATTAAAAGCTATTGATGGTGCTTTAATTAACACTTTGAATGATTTAGTAGCAGCAGAGCAAATAGTAACTGGAGAAATATTTAAATCTGTTATTAAGAACGCTGAAGGTAATAATATTCCTAATAGTAGGATTGCTAATTTAGCTGGATTGACTAGAAGATACGTCACAAGAACCATTATAGAGAATCCGAACTCTTCTTTAAAGAATACATTATTTGGATTAAATCCAGGTATGCTTAGAGGTACATCAATTAAAACCGATGTTGTTAGTAGAACTGGAGTTAAGAAGAGTGCTACTAGTTTCTCTGTAGCAGAGATTGGATATTCTTCAATATTATATGACTTCTATGCTAATCTATTAAGGAAGGTTGACAAAGGACAATCTAAGACTATTAATGTTCAACCTACTGTATATTCTGATAAGGGAACATTCGTAATGTGGACCTTAACTGCCGACGGAATCAAACTTGTTGACGAGAATGGAGAAGAGTTTACTATTGACTTACTTAATTCATCAATTTCTGATTTAAACAAAGCTATTAGGTCTACTGTTGGTTCTTACTATAAGAACACATTTAATAATGTGCTTAATGATTATAGAAATGTATATAGAGGAAGTCTCGATACATTCCTACAGAGACTACAAGAGAATGGACTAACAGATGCTTATAATAGCATAGTTGGTAAGCAAGCAGCAGTGGATGCAGAGAATGCCAAAATAGAAGCACATAATGCTAAATTAGCAGAAGAAGTTGCTAAACAACAAGCATTAGCTGATGAGGCATTGCAGGCTGGAGATTATATGGAAATTGATGCAATTAATAACTATATATTAACAGAATTGCAGCCTAAGGAACCTATTGACTTAGTAGATAAAATGACATTTAAAGACTTCCAAGCAATATTGTCAGTAACTACTAAGGGAGAGTATGGTAGTATGTCCTACCGTAATGGAGTTCCTAATATTGATAATGTACATGTTAATAAGGGAGGTTCATTTGTATTGAATGGAAATAAGAAAGGTGGACTATCTCCGAATGCTCTATTGAATTTCAATGCTAATGAGTTATATGCTAAAGAAGATGTGTATAATAAAATGTTCTTGAGAGAGAAGAAGAAGTTTGTCAAAGATATGATTGATAACAATATGACATTCCCTCTTAGATATGCTAACGGCAGAGTAAATTCTGTTTTAAATAAGGCATTAAATACTCTTATTCCTACTGATAAGGCATCCTGGGTAAACAATGATACTCAAGAATTAATACTAGCTAAGCAAGGAGACAAGGTACTTAGTAGATTATCTGATTTAGATAGTGCGTGGTTAAGAAATGATGAAGATATTACCCTAAATCCTATTCTCGAAAGGTACTTCTTAGCTGACTTTCTAACTTCAGAGAACTTGCGATTAGTCACTACAGGTAGTAGTATAGCGCATCCTAATAAAGCTAAATATGGTAAAGTTAATCCTGTGTCATTTAATGGCATAGAGTTAGAACAATCTTCTAGAGAACTTGCAGAATTAAAAAGAAATGTAATTATACCAGGTACATTGCAGTACTTCCAACAGAACAGTTTATTAGGTATTCCTAAAACATACAGACTAGCCATTATGAGCGACGTTGCAGCATTTGTGTACAACTTTAAAGGCGAGACATCTACTGTAGATGCACATGACGGTTCTGCGTTCTGCAATCCTATTATGTCTTATTTAGAGAACTTCTCATTACAAGACTCTGCTGTAGGTGATGATAAAAAGCCTATTGGGCATGACTTCAATGGGGATTATGGTACTGCTTCTTTGTTGAAATTTGCTACATTCTCTACATACAATGAAAGAATGAGAAACTCTATGAAATCTGACATCAGTCTGTATAACATGTTTAGAAAGATGTCTGATTTCAAATGGAATCAGTCTACAAACCAGTTTGATAATGCTTATGAAGGAATAGACCTTACTAAGAACATATTCGGAAACACTATGGAGCTTAAAGATGTTACTGGTGGTGAAAGAATATTCTACAGGGACGGTAACAATCATTATGAGATATTAGGTCTTGATAGAGTAGGTGACGGATTATATAATATTAGAACTCAAGCAGTTAATGAATATGGTAATCCAGTTAAAGCTGTAGGAGACGCTAATGTAATGGTTCAGTTAAATGTTCCTATTAATTCATTATTTGAATTACATGCAGCATTAGGTGGAGTATATAGTGAATCTCTTAGAAATGGAGAACTTGCTTACAGTGATGCTTCTTTAGCCGTTACTGCTAATTATGCTAACAATGTAGGTTGGTATAGACCTAATGGAGAGATACCTTCTCAACGTAATACTATTCAACCGCTCAAACATAAAATGATTGCTTACTTGGTTAACAAGTCTGCAATTAAAGTGGGAGCCCAAAATATAAATGGAGATAGTTCTTGGTTTGATAACAGTCCTTTAATGGAAATGGAATTTAATACTGAAGGTCTTGGTATTCAAATGGATGCAGACCATGTAGTAACTGACCCAGAACATCAGTCCACAATGACAGAGTTCTCACAGGTAATCTCTGCATTGGAAGCTATGGGATTTACTCACAGTATGGCTAAAATGGCATACAAAGATTTGGGTAGAGTGGCATTATCATCAATAGGCGGCATTAGAGATGCAGTGTATACATTAGTTGGGATTAAACCTACTGACAATCCCGATGTTAAATCTGATATTTATGAAATAGTAGGTAAAGCTATTATTAAGGAGCTTAATAAGGACGGAGATGAGCTTGGTACTGCTAAGACTATTATTGAGAAGGCTAAGGCAGAGTTCGCATTAGACAGAAAGAATAACAATTCTCATGGAACTGATGTATATAAAATACCATACAGTGACCCTTCTATCTTTGGTAAAACTTTATCTTCGTTTACATCTAATATTAATAAAACTGCTATTAAGAGGAAGTTCCCAGGTATGGGTGCAGTTATGGCCCCTGCATACAATATAGTACAACAATTCCGCATAGGAGGTACTAATTATAAATATGATGATATTTACAGGATTGCTTCCGAACAAGGAATGACTCCTGATGAGTATTTACAAAGTGAGCAAGCTAAAATAGAAGCACAGCCAGCATCTACTATAGATAGATTACTTCCTGGAGATAGAATCAAATTGCCTATTCAAGAAGTAGCATCAGTGGTGGCTAGAATTAGCCAAAATGCATTAGACAAGCAAATAGCTCTTGATTTGGCTGTTAAGAGAACTCTGACAGAACTTGAGAAAGCACAGAATGGAGACGGGGAAGGTGTAGAGATAGCTAAAGCACAGGATAACTATGACAAGGCTGTGTCTGCACAAGCTAAGAATCAAGCCAATTCTTTAATGACTGTAGACCAATATCTAGCTGATAGAGGTTGGAGTATAGAGGGTAGTTACGTACCGGTATATGTAAATGATTTTGATACGTATAACTTAGTAAAAGCTAATTTCTCTCAATTCTATACTGATATTACTAGACCTACAGACTTAAAGCCAGCAGAGATTTATTGGGAAGATATGACCGGTATGAGACATAGCATATTTGATATGCCAGCTATACAAAGGTCATTCAGTGAAAGAACTAAGTATGACGGAGGTAAACTTCCTAAAGCTTTAGATTCTGAAATACAAGCACAAATACAAGCAACATTTACGTTACTGGACAACGGATATATGCCTGTAACTGGTATTCAGAAAGCAGAGTACTTAGCAGACCCAGTCGCATTCAGTGATAAATATGCAGCCAATGGCTATATTAGGGATTTAGGCAATGGAGATATTGCTATTCCTATTCAGAATTTAGTTAATAATCCTGCTGAACTTTCTATTAGTAAACTATATGTAGACCAGTTTAACTTAGGACCTAATGATAGTATTAACGATGTACTTACACAAGGATATCAGTTCTTCGTTAATAGGTATGATAAATATCACGCTCCTAAAATTAAATGGTATGATATGATGTTTACTAGAGCTAATGGTAAACATGTGTATGTTGCACTCGGAGAAACTCCTTCTCTAATGGAACATCTATCAGTTAACAAGGCACTTACTGAATCTGATTTCGTTAGAGTTGGTAATAGTGTTATGAGGGTAGATGAAAATGGTGAGAAGATGTACGAAGCTGGATTCTATGATGAAAGTGGAGAGTATCATGAAGTAGTAACATCTTACAATGCATTAGGTAATAACACTACTGAAGAAGTATTAGTAGCTAAAACTCCTGACAGTGTAATTGACATTTACGGAATGGACAGCTTCGATTCTGTCAAAATTAACCAATACACTAAGAATAAGGAAATGATGCAGCAAGTAATTGAAGCAGGTTCTGAAAGAAATGACAGATTGCTTAAATTACTATTTGATACTTATAAAGAGAACGAAGGAGAAGAGTTTAGCGTATCTAGATTGGCTTATCAATTAGACGGAATAGAAAAGAATCAGAAGATTATAGATGCCAAGAAGAAGTTTGTATCATTCCAGAAATCACTTGAATTTACAGTAGCTCGTATTCCTGCACAGACAATGCAGTCATTTATGAAGATGAAGGCAGTAGCGTTCAATGACTCGGATAAGAACGTAGTACATGTATCTCACTGGCAGACATGGCTTCAGGGTTCCGACTATAAGTTAAAATTTTAACCTGAAGTTAATATATAGATATAAAATAATATTGTAGTCGTTAAATCTCGTGAATTGGCGGGGAACTCCTTAGAGCTTAACCTACTAAATTAGAGTAGTAATACATCTAGTGGCAGCAATTAACTATCGTTGGTAAAGTAAAAAAGGTTAAGATTGGACAATCCGCAGCTAAGCGTCCTAGATAAATGTTTAGATAGTAAGACTAGTTAATTGACAAAAGTTTTAATATCTTTGTATTTATAAGGATGAAAGTTCATCGACTATCCCGTAAGGGAGTAGGAACTTTTATCTAATGTTTAACTCAAAATATTAGGTAAATGGCTAGAAGAATAACAAAGAAACTTAGTAAAGAACAGAAGAGCCTACTTATAGGACTTCTTCTAGGAGATGGAACAATATCTAGTAATTATGTATTTAAGCTAAGTCATTCTGAAGCTCAGAGAGAGTTTCTAGAATGGAAGGTAGACTTATTAAATAAGTTTGGATTTAAGAACAACGGTGTTAAAGAGTATATATCAACATGTGGATATAATAAAGGAGGCAAAGTTTTATACTCTCAGATGTCAATTAACCCGACTATAAAAGCCTTAAGAAGAACAGTCTATACTCCTAAGAAACGTATTACTAGAAGATTACTAAATTGGCTTACCCCTCTCGGGTTGGCCATATGGTATATGGATGATGGTTGTATAAACGTGAACACCTCAAAGCAACGTAGCTCAATACAACATACGATAAAAATAGCTACGTGTGTTGATTTAGATACAGCTCAAGTTATAATTGATTACTTCAAAGAAGTTTGGAATGTACAATTCAGGCCGTTTAAGGAGGGAGCTGGAACTTATTCTGTTGCCAGTTCCACAGAGTCTGATTGCGCAGCGTTCATACAAATTATACGTCCATATGTAGAACAGGTTCCATCATTACTCTACAAGATTAGGGATAACTTTACTAAAGAGGAATTTATAGCGCAGCAAAAAGCTGATTCCGAAGCGCGAGACACTCTAGAAATAGAGCGATGATATAGTCAGTCTCATATTGAAAGGTATGAGGTTAAACGGATATTGATAAGGCTTACATTATGGGTTATGATTTTGATACCAGCGGACATTATGTAGGCTGGTCTCCATATTTTAATTTTAATAGTATCGAGTCACTCAAAGCATCCGAAATGCTACCTACTCCTAATGGTAAGTTATACGCATACGGAAGTGGTGGAGTAGACATTACTAGCTATCTAAACCAACTTAACAAGGAGAACTTCTATAATCCAGAGTCTGTTTCAGTAATAGCAGAGATGCTTAACGCTATTGATGATGCTAGAATATTAACATATTCAGGTGAAGTTGACACCGATAATGCTAATTTCATTCTTAATAGAATTAACAATCATACTATGTATATGACTGAAGAATTTGATGAGAATGGAAAGAAAGCTAGAAATGGTAGACAGAAGATTAGAAGAAGCAACTTACTTCCTGCATTTAGAAACTCTGTATCATCTAAAATTAGCAATATTATCCAGAATTTGAAGAATATGAACCAGGCTTATTCTCCTATTGAAATGGGAGACCCACAAAGGGCAGCTAAGGAATCAGCATCTGGACAAGAAGCTAATAAGATTACCATGACATCACCCTCATCCAAATGGGTAATGCAGATGCAGAATATGGACGGTAAACAGGTAATTGGTATTGCAGCTGTAGGTGAGAAAGTATTCTTTGCTAACTGTTACTATTTCAATGAAGGTGTTAGAAATGGAGACCAGGATTGGTTAGACAACATGTTTTTCTCCACTAGATTTGAAGGCATTCAAACAATGTTAAGTGAGAATGGTAAACCTATGACAGTACCTACTCTAAGAAACATAATGGCCAACGTTAACTTCGATGATTTGGCAGTTAAGAAAGATTATTGGAGAAATTTAATAGTCAGAGCTGTAGAACAGCAATTGTCACCGGAGGATGTAGCTAGAGTAGTTCAAGAGCAATTAGGTATGCAACCAGACCAGTCATTAGTAATTTCTGCATTACTGTCAGCTGCTACTGATAATGCTAAAGAGTTGATTCTTTCTAAAATTAATGCAGGTCCTAATCTAGCTGGTATGTACTTACATATGATTATGTTAGGATTCAGTTTTAATGATATCGCTAAATTCATGACAAGCCCGACAGTACAAACTGTAAATGACTTAATGAAGGTAAATGTATTTGATGAATATCATGACCATGCATCAGTAGACTCTGTAGTTAGAGCATTGGAAGAAGGCCCTAATATTAGAAACTACTTCGATTCTACTTCTTTAGGTAACTTCTTCAAAAGAGTACAAGAGAAACTACTTGACTCTGGAGAGGAAGCGTTCGATAAGAGAGGTAATTGGATTCAAGCTATCAAAGATAGGTTTGCAGAAGGTGATTCTATTGATGATATATTCCCAGCTGTATCTTATAGAGAACACAGATTCTTGGAAGAATATAAGTACCTACAGAAGATGAGAAATAGGTTGGACATGGACAGATTTGCCGAATTTAAGAAGGTAAATAGAAGTGCTAGAGAGACAGAACTGTTAGGAAGATTCTACGGACTAAATCAAGGTATGCCTACAGATTTAGGAGGTAAGATGTCCAGGTTAAATACATATGAATCTGCCATTACTAGCAGAGAGCAACTATATAAAGATGACAAATATGAGAAAGGTTATAACCCGGAAGTAGTTATTAAGAACATCCTGAATGATAAGCCTTATCTATCCGAAGAGCAAGTAAGAGCTGTAGTCAACGATGCTGTTGCACAAGGTATTACTAATGGAGGATTTAGTATGAGGAAATTCCTTGACCCAATGAACTCTGGTTATAAGAAGTCAACCATAGCTTACTATAATCTAATAAAGGGAACTTGGAATATATTCGACATGATTGATAAAATTCCTCACTTTAAGGCATTGTTCGAAGTATATAACCTTACTGATACAACTGATGTAAATATCAGTACCAAATTCAATCTAGTAAATTCCTATAGAGAAGCTCTTATTAAAGAGAATCCTACATATGGTAGAGCTGTTACTAAAGAGCAATTAAATGCACTCGGTGAGCATGTAGACGATGTACTAATCACTGGCTGGCTGGCTAAACGCAACATTACCTTCAGAATGGATGAGGGTCAGAAGTATATCGGAAATGATATGACTCTGCATGATATTAAAGAAGGAGGCGAGGTATTTAGTTTGGCTACTAACGATGGAATTGCTAACTTTAAACTCTGGATGGAAAGAACAGTTATTCCGGAACTTCATAACGGAATGGTTGGAGATAAGAGGGTTCGCTCCTTATTAATCAACCAGTTTGTGCAAGGATTAAGTAGGAACAGACGTACTGACCCATTTACTAGAGGTAATACTACATATATGAAATTACCTATTGATATGATGAACGTAAGAACTGAATCAGACCAAGCAATGTTCAGTAGATACCAGAAAGATTTTGCAGCACTGAAGAGAATCAATCTGCAAGGATTACCTCTTACTGACTGGTTCTTCTTATATAACTTAGTTGTTAATAAGAATAAGTACGGTGCTGACAGACTTACTACTTTACTGAACACATTTGATAAGACTGATGTTAGTGACTTACTAATAGAGTATCAAAAGTATGTAGGACAATCAGACTATGATTTGGATGTTAACATGGACACATTCTCATTAGAAGATGCACTTATTAGAATGGCTCCTATTATTAGTGAAAGTGCTAAGGGTAGAGCTAGAGATAAGTATATTAGAATGAGAAACGAAGAAACAGGTCGCCTTGAACTATATGAAAGGGACGGGGAAGACTACTATGAAGTAAATGATATTCCAGACCCAAGTAATATAGATATGCGAAGGCTATATGATGATTACTTCGTTATTAGGACTCCAAATCAGAATGCTAAAATGAAAGAGTTAGTCCTTAGTAGGAATGACTCTATGGAGAATATAGTTAATAAGATTAAGAGCTTAATGGAGCGCAATACTATACAAATAAGAATTAATTGTTAACATGAGTTGTACAGTAGAATTTTTAGTACATTCTAACGAGGGAGCCCCTAGCTTATTTAAGCTAGAGGTTCCTGACGTTAGTGAAATGTCTTTAGAAGATGCAATAGGAGCATTAATGGGAAATGTAGAGAGTTATAATGATTTTATTAATGCAGTAAATTCAGGAGGATTTCCTATTACAGCTTTAGATTCTAAGAATCTTGGCAAGGACGGACTACCAATTGGTAATTATAATTTAAATACAATTAAGAATGAGTTCCCAACTCCAAATATTACCTACTTAGTGGACAAGTTGCAAGGGGAAGGTGAAGACTTAAATAGGAATAATATACTACTTACTAATGCTAGATTTAGCCTTGCTTGGAATACCAATTATGGTATATTTAGAGACACTAGTGGCAGTTTGGCAGTTATTAAGCCTAAAGAAGAATATATAGAAACCTATTTGAAACAAAGATATGTGAATACAGTATTAGACAAGGCTCCTAAAGAACAAGTTCAGGAAGTAAACAAGAATATAGAGTCTGCTTTAAAAATGCTAGCTGCAAGTAATGATACTTCATCTAGAGTGCAGACTATCATGAAATATATAGGATACGACTTTAACACCAACAGTATTCATGGTAATGTTATACCTGCTTTTGTGAATTACTTCTATACTAGTGCTACTTTCAATGATGCATTATATAAGAATGGACTTGTTAGTAAATTTAATGAGTTGTTTAATCAAATAATAGGTACTCCTACTACTGAAATTCCTTCTTATTCAGATACTACAGTCCAAGCACTAGTAGATAGGGCAGAAGTATCTGGGAACTACTTACGTATATCTAAGAAAGATATGCAGGATTTTATGGATGCTTATAGCTACGGAGAACTGTCTGATGAATCTATAGTATCTACTATACAAGACCTGAATAATAAAATTGACAATGAGAAGTTCTTAGACATTGCATTTATAAGTGATGGGGGAATATTATTGAGAAATACGTTTAAGCAGCCGGAATTTGACAAGACTATAGTTAACACAGAATACTCTGGAGAGTTGATAGAGCCTATTGAAACTGTAGGGGGTTATAATATCGCTAAATATAATGACAGATATTATATAGACAGTAGGATTGTTACAACTTCAGACGGGCTGAAAGGAGCAGGAGTAGATAATCTCAAATATGCTAGAAGTATTGCCAATAAACTATTAGACAGACCTATAGATTTGAAATCGGTCATTAGTAAACTCAAGAATGGAAGTTTAGCAATACAAAGTTACCAATCCTTACAAATTGGAGACAGATTCTCCGTTTTGGATATAGAACTAAATGATAATATAAAGCTATACAATGACAAGGATTTAGTTAAGAACATTACGTTTAACAACTTCATGTCAGAGCTTAATAAGAAACCCCAATATAAGAAACTAATTGGCATACTCAAAGAGCAGGGACTTAATATAGAATCTATACTTAACACTCAAGAGAAATTGGAGACTTTCTTCTTATTAAAGAATCAATTAAGAGACCCAGACATTCATGCTTCTCTATATAACAGTAAAGTACCTAGTATGCTAACTCAAGACAAACTAGACTATGAGCTGCAATTAATGACAGAAGCTTTAAATACAATTCAGAATGCTACCGAATCTGTATATGAGGTAACTGGGGCAAATGGGGACAAATACTCATTCAGAAAGCTAGAATCAGAAAGAAGTGTACCAGTTCACAAGAAAGTACCCAGGTCATTTAAAAGTGAAATGGTAGAGATAGCCAATCACCTTAGTAAGAACTATGGCATTAATGTTAACGTAGTTACTGCTAGAGAGATAGCTTCTAAATTCAGAGGAGTGATTCCTAATGCTGGAAGAACTAATGCATTTATTTATAATGGAGAAGTCTATCTAAATGTAGACAGAGCTACTACAGCTGATTCACTGCATGAGTTTGCACATTTAATTATGGGTTCTATGAAGAGGACTAATCCAGGTCTTTATTATGGGCTAGTTGAACAGGTAGAATCTTTGGCAAACTACGATGATAAACTAGAAGCATTTAGGATGATAGGAGATACTAGGGCTGTTCCTGACTTGAATGAGGAGATATTTGTTACAGAGTTTGGTAATTACTTCGCTAGAATCGCAGAGCCTTGGTTTGAAGGTAAAGAAGCTTCACTGGAGGAAATGGGAAGAATATTTAAAGAGAAGACTCAAAAGACATTCCAAACTAGTGATGATATTAAGAATGAGAAGTTAGGAAGACTTCTTAATATGTCTATAGATAATATTATGTCTGAATTTGGTAGTGCACTTATTAACAACGATTTAGCAGCAGGTTTTGATATGAACTTAGCTTCTGAATCCCGTACTATAACTAATTTAATTCAGAAATTAATAAAGAGTGGTAACTTAAAGGAGAATTGCTAATGGCTTGTTCATATAGTTTAAATATAAATGGTCAAGTAGTACAATTTGGGGAGGGTAATAACAACTATGCAGACCTATTTGACTTCTTGATAGCACATAAGAATCAGATAGAATATGGTCTTATATCTGATATCGTACTTAGTCAGGACACTAAGCAAGCTGAAATAGTAGCTAAACTAAGAGGTATCAGAAGTGAAGCTAGACTTAGAGAAGACGGAGTAGATTTAACTGGGGGAGATATAAGTTATACTGCTTCTGACGGTAATATGTCCGTTACAGATTTCTTAGAGAAAGGAAGGTCTGGTGACGGTGAAGGCGCATTAATTCAGCCCTTTAATGTTACTAATTGGAGAGGCAGAACTGTTACTGAATTAATGGATAAGGAGAAGATTAGTAGAGAAGAAGCACATGCTAGAGTAGACCAAACGTTAGAGATGTGGGATAGAATAGCTGAAACTGGTATTGATATACATTCTATGATTGGAGACTACTTTGCAGGGCATTATGACTTAGAAGCCCTGACTAAGAAATATGGAATGCAATACAACGAAGCTGTTATTAAATCATTGTATGATAATTTAGAAACACTTAAAAGTGAGCTATATAGAGCTCATGGTAAAGGTGCTAAAATAATGTCTCAATTTCTGGTTGATGCCAATACAAATGACGGACTTAAACTAGTAGGTTCTATCGACTTAATAGTTGTAGATGAAGAAGGACAACCTCATTTGTATTTATTTAAAAGTTCTACTAAAATTTCTAACGACTGGGATGCAGCTAAAGCATCTAAATATGACTATCAATTAGGATTTTACAGGCAGATGTTAGCTTCTAAGGGAATCCCGGTAAGAAATATGGAACTTAATATAATTCCAATGAAAATAGAAGGCCTAGATGAGGGTCCTTTAACAGATGTTCAGTTTGAGGCAGTACAAGACAGGAAGAAAGACACATCTTCAGCTGTTAATAGACTAGCTTGGGGAGTAGGAGAATATTACTCAAATATTAGTAACATAATACCTGTAAGGATTACTGATGAGACTGTAGGACATCCTATTAAGGACGGAGTGCTTAACACTTTATCAAAGTTTATTCCCAATCCTAAATTACAGAGCAGAATGGATAGAATAGACGTAGATTCGTTTATTCAAACTCAAGTACATGATTCACCACATCCTTCAGAAGGAAGGTGGTACTTTAGTGATTATTACAATCATAGTAAACCTATCTATATTAAAGATACAGCTGATAAAGCTGTTAATGAAGAACTTAGACAAAAGGTTGAAGAATACTTGAAGAAGAGGGATAGAATCTTTGCAGAGAAGAGACAGGCATTTATATATGATTTGGACAAGGCTTTAAAGGGTTATAAACCTCTAGACCAAATCGTACCTCCTTCAGGGTTTAAGACTACGGCTTTTGTGGTGAGCACATTTCAGAAGTATGTAAACGACCCTGGTTGGGAAGTGGTTGATATGGAGAATCTTAAACAGCTGGGAATTATAGCTATTCATAATGTTATTACTAAGCAGGTGGATTTTGTGGCACTTAGTAAACATGATTTAAATACTATCATACCACTGTCTTTAGGAACTACTATGTTAGGAGATTATGAGAAAGACGCATATGCCATGAATAACCCTTGGCTATTAAGAGCCACTAGTGGTAATATAGAGTTGATGAAGATTATGGCAGCTATTAATGAGATGCCAGAAGTCTTTGGAGATGTGTTTAGGATTGGAACATTTAAGGTCTTAAATGCAGATACATCTACAGCTACTATAGCTAATATGAGAAGTATAAGAGAGACGTTCAACTTATTAGCAAAGGAGACTGGAGTGACTAATAGACTTAATCAAGTTACATTTATGGATGAGCTTGAGGTTTTAAAAGGAGAGTTCTTAGCACTTATGAGTAGACCAGATGCTACTCCTAGAACCCAGCAAGAATTAAATACTAAAGTACGTAAGGCGTTATTTGACATAAATGTAAACGATAAAGCTGCCACAGCCGATAGGTTAGAAGATATAGC